ATACTAATGTTGAAGTTAATATTACCAACAACGGAACTCCAGTTAACGTAACTGCAACACCTGTAGTAAGACGTGAAAATGAAAAGATTATTGTTGATGTGATACTTGAAGATATTAGAACTAACGGACCTATTCGTCAACAAATTAGGAGTATAAGATAATGACCGCCTTCCCTACAGATGCTACATATAGCTACGATTCTACTGTGTATTCTATGGTTAATAGACGCCCAGATAGAAACTATTCATATGTTCAGTCATTTGATAATGCTATTTTTACTTCTCAGGGTGGGTACGAGCGTAGACGACAAATATCTCGTAGACGTAAGCGTACCTTTAACTTTGCATTTAACGGAATTAGAGGAGTCTACAAAGCGGCAATAGAAAATTTTTATAATTCTAGGGGAGGAACCTACGAATCTTTTGAATTTGATTTGTCATATGCAGGACAATCTGGTACAATGATATCAAGATTTAGTGGAGATTTAAACATAATTCAAGTGTTAACAACAGATAATCCACTTACTGATATTTACAATATAACTTTTTCAATACAGGAAGTATTTTCATAATGTCTACAAGAGCGTATGACTATATAGTACAGCTATCAGATACTGCCAACTTTTCAGTTGGCAATATTGTTATAGGTCAGTCAAGCAACACTGTAGGCGAAATTATAGCTATAGAGTCATCTAATGTTAAGATTAGGCTTAGCAATGTATACTTAGAATTTATTTCAGGTGAGAGGTTAATTAGTAATTCTGCTATACTATACTCTCAGAATGTGTTTATAGATCATTCTGCTAGTATTAATGGGAGCACAAACGTATTTGCTACACCTGTATCTGTAGATTTACGAGATACTATAACAGTATATGTAGATGGTTTAGTAGCTCCAAGAGATAGTTACAGCAGTAATTCGTCAGCAATACAGTTTCTACCGTTAGAAGTTATAGCTAATACTCAAAGTGGGGTAACAGATTTTGTTACGTTTCCAACCACCGCAGTAAGCTCTCTGATTGTACAAGTAGTACGTGGGAATATTGAGTCTGCAAACTTTGTTGCATCTAACATAGTGTCTTATGTTGAAACAGCTAACTCAGCTATAACAGGTATTTTTAACACACCTTATATTGCAGAAAAAAATTCTTTTGAACAAACCCCACTAGTGAAACTATATTCCATATATTATCCTGGAGAGTGGTATCCTAAAAATGCTAACGGTAACCCGTCTAATTCAGGAGACAGCTTTCCTTGGCCTCATGGTTTTCCGTTGCGATATGCAGAAGTATTAGGCGAAACTTATAGTGATTTTAATTATTCTGTTATTTTTGGCGGTAGCAGTTATAAAGCTACTGCGTTAGAAAGTGGAGACATTAGCACAGACAGTTCTGGTCAGATTAGCGAAATATCTTTATCTATTTCTAATTTTGATGGGTATATGGCTAGCTTAGTGGATAATGCTAACGTAGCTGGATTTAATTCTACTAATTCTACTGTTGCGTATGTTAATGGAGAGCTAGTACAAAATATAGATCCTAGAACAGTACCGCCTAACGTACATTACAATTCTTCGGTTGCTGAATCTAGAGGAGTTAACGCTGCTCATAGCTATGAAACAACAGTTGCTACAGGTGCTACCTGGATACCTTTTAAGCGCGACTCTAGAGACTTATTAGGTGCTATAGTAGAAATTAAACTTACGTATGCTAAGTTTTTAGACTACTGGCCCGAGTATTCTATAGTAAAATCTACTAACGTAATAGAAAATAGCATAACAGTGTATTCATCAGGTCCATATAGAGTTGGTGATGCTATTACTTCTAACTCTAGCCCCACTCAAACAACTATTATTTCTAGCATTGAAGGCAATAAGCTATTTTGTGATAACACAGATCTTAATGATTCTGCTGGAGATAGAATTTATATTCGCAATCCAGAAGCAGATAAGAATGCTTATGTAGAACATGCGTTTATTATAAATAGACTAGACGAACTAGATGAACTTAAAGCCAGTTTTAATATTAGCAATTGGTTACAGTACTTTAAGAACTCAGCGCCTAGAAAAAAGTTTTTTATTACTACATGCCCGTTTAGATACAAAGGTGAAGAATGTAAGTATCCAGCTAACGGTAGCGGTACTATAGTAGGATCTAATCCTCCATTATCTGCCAATGGGTATTTCACTATTAATAATGCTACTACAGCTAATTTATCTGAAGACATATGTGGAAAGACACTAACAGCCTGTTCTCTACGTAAGAACTTAATTAACTTTGGAGGATTTCCAGGTGCTTCAAATTAACTTTGAAAAACTACAATCTGATATGCAATCTCACTCTGTTAGGGAATATCCTAAAGAAGCTTGTGGCATTATTACTAAGAATTTTGAGTACATTCCGTGTACTAATATAAGTAGTAGACCTAAAACTAGCTTTGTGATAGATCCGCTATCAATATTAAAGCACGAAGATAACATATGGGGATTTTATCATTCTCATCCAGGAAGCGACGACCCTATACCAAGTAAAAAAGATGTTAGCAGTACTGTGTTTGCAGAATATAAATTTTTAGTGGGCTTTGCTAATAACACTTATATATACTGGCTAAACGATAGTTCTGACCTATCTTTTGAGAGATTTAATGAAAGTCACTGTAAACTTCAGTAAAACACTGCAGAAATATACTAACTGCAATGAAATAACTATAGATGTTTTTTCATATAGAGATATATTATCTGCTTGTGTAAATTTACTACCACTATTCAAACAGCATTTATTTTCTTCTAATTTACATTCTCAATTAACTCTAGTTGATTCTGATAGATATATTAGAGATTTTGAGTTAGACTTTAAACCTAGATCAGAAAACATATACCTAATACCTACTATTTCTGGTGGAGTTGCCACAGGATTTGATAGTTTAGGAAATTTGAATGTATTTTATGGATCTTCTAGTCCTGTTAGTAATCAAGCTATTGCTTTAAGAGGTATAGATAAGCGTATAAGAGACTCTGTTTTATTTGGTAAAGCTTCTACAGCGTTTGATGTAGCTCAGCGTAAGGTTAACAGAGAAAATGGTGTATTAGAAAATTCAGAAGATCCTTCTAAAGGTTTTGGTTCTTTGGCTACTATGGACGCCGCTGGTAAGGCTATACCCCTACATTTTGGAATGGTTAGAACTTCAGGAGTGCTAATAAGTCAGTATATTAAACATATACAAAGAGGCGGTATAGATACTGTTAGAGTGGCTGATTATATATGAATAAAAAGTATTTCTACTTAAACAATAAGCTAATTCCTTTTATTGCTGGCGGTATAGAATCAGTAGGTTCTACACTTACAGTAGATTTTCAAGGTAGTTTTAGCTATAACCCTAGTACCTCTAAAAGTACAGATATTCTTTATATGCAATTAGCTCTTGGTGAAGGCCCTATTTATAGAATAAATCCTAATGGGCCACAAGATATAGAGATTGATGGAAAATATATAGATGATTTAGTAGATTTCAGCACCAATAATACTAGACCAGAAATATTTGCTGCAAGATACGCTACTGGTACTGCTACACAAACAGCTATGCCGTCATTTTCTCAGGACATTGTAACTCCTGTTAGATTTGTTAGCCCAGTCATATTAAAAAGTGGAATTTCTACTTTTACTAATACTCCAGCTCCCCCATCTACTAACATTTTATTCTATCCCTCTAATTCTTCAGAAGGCTTAACTCCTATAGATTCTATAAAAATAAAATTCAATGTATTAGGGTTAAGAACCGAATTTAATGGCGGTAATGAACCCGCACAGCTATCTGTTGTAGGTTTAGTTCATGACTTTGTAGAGACATCAAACTTAAATAACTATATAGCTGGCGGTGGTTTATTAATTAACAGTATAGTTAACGATAGCATGGCTGCTGAATTAGAACTTAAAATCCCAGAAGATAAAAGATCTAGTGAAGGCTATAATATATCCATATTAAAACTATCTGAGGATATTGCAGAAACAGGTTATGTTTCTGAAGTAGAAGTAATAGGTTTTGATGAAATTAGAAAACAAACTCACTCGTATCCAAAAACTGCGCTAGCCGGATATGCAGTTAAGTCTTCAGACTTTAGAACAGAATCTTTGCCTACATATACTAGTTTAGTTAAAGGTATGATTGTAGATGTACCATCTAATTATAATCAACCTATTTTAGCAAGCGGAGAAGTAGACTGGAGACAAATTGAAGTTCCTAATACGGGTGCCTTGAGTGCTGCAGTGTCGGGGTATAGACTACAAAAAACAGGATCTCAAATATTAAATTCTCCAGATATTAATATTTATGATGGTATATGGGACGGGACTTACAAAAAAGACTGGACTGAAAATAGAGTATGGATAATAAGACACCTACTAGTTAACATACTAGGAGTTCCAGAGTCTTCTATAGATAAGTATAACTTTTATAATGCGGCACAGTATGTAGATGCGGTTGATGCTAAAACAGGTAATTTTAACGGGGTAAATGGTTTTTCTGATGGCTCTTTTAGGTATAAACCTAATGGCTACCAAACTGAAATAGAGAATGTACTTTTAGGACTACCAGAAGGCACTCCAATAAAAGAGAGACGTTTTGTATGTGGTTTATCTATTACTGACGAAACACCTATTATAGAGATTATAACTTCCTTAGCATCTAGTATGCGTGCAGTTTTTAGTAATGTAGGAAACAAGATTAGACTTATTGTAGATAAAGCAGAATCTATTCCTGTAGCTATATTCAATGAAACTAATATAGAAGCAGGATCTTTAAAAATATCTGGAGTAAGATCTGAAGAAGTACCTACAGGAGTAGAAGTTTCATATATAGACTTTTTAAACCATTTTGAAAAAACAACAGTAGTTATAGATAGCTCTGAGGTATTAGACTTTGAAGAGCCTAATAGAATATCAATTGATTTAGCAGGGTGTACTAGAAAGAGTGAGGCTTTAAGATTTGGTCAATATGCTCTAGATTCAGCTAGAAAACTTAAAAGAAAAATGCAATTTAATGCTTTTGCAGATGCATCAGATCTAGAAGTAGGAGATATTATTGCAGTGTCTCATACTATATCTGGAGTTTCTTATGGTTATGGAGGATTGGTACTAGCTAACTCTACTGTATCGTCCTCTAATGCATATCTAGAGCATATTACTAGTCCCTCTATTTCCGAAAGTTTATTTACTGCAAATACTAATCCTTTAGTACTAAAAATATTTAAACAAGCTAGTAATAAATTAGACTACTATATCATAAATAACAGCTCTTATAACCTAGTAGAAACAGGTAATACATCCTCTGGAATAGATTTAATAGATGTTAATATACTTAGTAAACTAAATATGTTAAATAAAACTTTTGAAGCTAACACAGCTTTTTCTACTATAACAGCTCCTACAAGAGGAGATTTGTGGGCTTTAGGAGAAATAGATCCTTCTAATATTTATAAAGATAGTAGTTATAAACTATTTAGAGTGGAGTCTATTACAATAAATAATGATGGCAAAACTTCTTTAGTAGTTACAGAATATAACTCTTCTATTATAGCTGATTCTGATTTAGCTGCAAAAAATGTAATAGCACAAAGAAAGAGTAATCTAAATTATGTTACTCCACCACCACCACTACTATCATTAAGATCTATACCTTCTAAAACTACAGAAGGTGTTATTAATTACAACTTACTTCTTAACGCTGTATCAGATACTACTAATTATAACGTACCAACAACAACAGTTGTAAATTATGGTACTATAGCTGTGGTTATAGAAATCGGCTCTTTTGAAGTTATAGGATAATAAATATGGCTATATATAGAATCAATACAAGTAATACAAATTTTTTAACAGTTGGAGAAGAACTTGTATATGCAGGTAAAAATGGTTTTACCACCACACTAGGTTCTATACCAGTGTTTTGCAACTCTTACGTAGCCAATGCGTCTAGTATAGTATTTAATACTTATAACTTACACCTACTTCAAGATGATAATTATGCTACGCACGTATTGGATGTACCAGCTTTAGAAGGCATTGCTACTACCTATGTAAAAACTCCTATATTACAGTATACTGCAAGTACAATTCAGGAAGGATCTGTAGGACATACAGAACAAGATTCTACTATAAGCTTAGATATTCAAACTTATGATATAACTGCTAATACTATTACAGTTTCTAATAAGCCTTATGGTGAGGCATCACTTATAAGTTCAATATTACCTACACCACCTTTTTATATTACAGCATACCAAACACTTACCTCTAATAACTTTTCTAATAGAACGGCGTATATATCTGGATCTACTAGATCTATAAAAAGAACTAATAACGTTGAAGGGGTAACTGGAACTTATACCTCTAATTTAGGAATACTACCAAGAAGTAGAAATACTATTAAAGTTTATTTAGACGATACACAAACAGATAGCTTTGATCTTATAAATGATAATGTGAACGTATCTTTGAATGGTACTACGAGTGAAGTAAAGACTGTAGTAGATCTTTATACAGTGCCGGCAATAGAAGCAAAAGATTTAGTATCATTAACTGTTTTTAATAATCTATACTCAGTTACTAATACTAGTTACGTTACTAACGACTCTATGTATAGCGCTGATCTTACTAATAGTAATTTTTATAAGATTAAATTTAATAAAGAGTTTTCAGCTAACGTAGGCGGTGTTTATTTACTAAATGTCAGCCCAGATCTAACTGGTACTGTAGGTAATTTAACTTCAACTTCTTTTACTGTTGATACGTCTTCTTCCTATCCATACTCTTATAACTTATCAAATAGTAATATTTATTATCTATATCAAAAAAGTAAAGTTAGATATACTACTGCTAGACTTGATGAGTTTGGTAGGCTACAAGGTACACAGCCAGCTACTTATATAGTGGAAGCAACCAATATAAACAGATACAATAGATCTAGTAATTCTATAAGAAAAGTTATAGAGGTAGAGCCTTTAAGCGTATCAAAAGTGCCTAGTGTAACTATAACCGAATCTATAATAATAGATACTGCTGGTGGTGCAGCTATTAATATAACAGCTACGTTCCCAACAATAGTTGGTAGAGATGTAACCTCATATGAAATTAAGTATAGAGTAACGTCAGCAGAAGGGGAAGTACTTCCTGGAGGTATTGCATCAATACCTCATGATGAATCTTTAGAGAATATATCTTATACAATTAATGGATTACCAAGAGGTAGAACTGCTGGGGGTAATACCTTAGAAATAACTATAACCCCAATGATAGGATTATTTAGAGGGTTTAATACTAGAATAACACATTTTATTATTGGTAAACAGGGGACTCCATCAGGAATTCAAAATTTAAACGTGGCACAACAAGGAGTTTTCCTATTATTTTCTTGGCAGTTCCAACTAACAACGGAAGGCTATATTCTAGACCTAGATACAAAAGAAGTTGAAATTAGGCAATATCCTGGATTAGTAGACATAACTTCTCCAGAATCTATTGCTGCAGCATGGGGTTTTTCTATTGTAGTGGCAAGAGTGGCATTTCCTAATACTTCCTATACATTACCTATAAGTAGTTTTGGACCATACACCTATCTTTTAAGAGTTAGAGATACTAGCGATATAGAAAGTGCGGATATTGCGGCTTCGGCTATTAGTACTGTTAGACCATCTACTATTAGAGTTATTAAATCTTATAATGAAAGTGATCCAACTACCTCATACATAACACAAGATAATACTCCATTCCCTACTTCTAATGATTACCCAGAATTATCATTTACTAGTTTTAGTGAGAGTATAAATGGTGGTTTGGTATTAAGTGATAGTTCTAATACTGATAATGCTAATGGTAGTGCTACTGGATTTTCACTTTATGGTAATACTAACTATCTAACTACCTCTACTAATCCTTTTGCCGAGTATATAACTCCTATTAGAAACATGGGAGAAGTTGTAAGAGGTACAATTAGAATGTCTCCTATTATAGCAGCATCAACTCCTGGCATCACTTACGGAACATTTTTTACTACTGTAGTATCTGGAATTACTGATTTTCATGGTTCTGCAGGATTGTCTCCAAGCGCTAATGTGCTAGTTGATAATGCTTTTGGAGGTATAGGTTCTATATTAGGATTTAATAATGTTCAAGCCGCTCCAGTAACGTATAGTAGTGTACAAAAAACTCTTGTAAGTGGCGGTAATTTGGGAAACATTTATGCTATAAGAAATGTTGGTCAATTTACTGGTGATGCGTCTAACGCTAATAGTTTTGCGCTAATAGCCGGAGTTATTAATGCTAATGCTATAGCATTGGGAGAAGTATATTTTGCAAACGGCAGACCTTCAGGGTCTAATAGCTTTGGTAACGTTACAATATCTGGTAACTCTTATGCCCTAATTAACTTACTACAATATGGAGATCCAGAATCTACTATCACATTTTTAGGTGAAGAGAGAAGCATATTACAAAACGTATTCGTTAGATATTCAACTTCTAATGTGTATTATGCAGCCAACGCTAACGGCGTTGTAGGCTATCCAGGTCACGGTAACGTAAATGGTAATACTTTTACTGGTGCCGCTAATAATGTTGAATTTGGCTGGAAAAATTATGTACCTGGTGCTACTGATTTTCAATACTTCCAAGTAAAGATTCAGTTAATCAATCCAGATCCAGAACAAGCTGAACTTATACTTCAAGATTTAAAATATGAAGTAGACACAGAGCAAAAGACTATTAGACAAAAATTACAAATTACTTCAGTTGCCGGTGTAGTATTTGATTACTCTTACGCCAATTTCTACGAGATACCAGAAGTATCTGCTATAGTAGTTGATTCTGCTACGTCACAATTTGCGCAGATTTATGATGTAACTAAGACAAGCTGCACTATTAAAGCTTTAAGCTCACAAACTGGAAACTTTAGTGATAACGCTACAATCAGTCTTATGGCTGTAGGAGGATAAATGAATAAGATTATATTATATGCTATAATTGTATCTGCTGCTATAGGCTATTTTATATATACTCAAACTCGTATGCAATCACTAGTAAAAACTAATGCTAATTTATCTACAAGCTTAGAAGCTAGTGAAAGCAATATGAACAATTATAAAGAAGCTATAGACAGACAACAAAAACTACTAGGAGAAGTAAGCACGGCTAAAGCTGCGGCTGAACAGCAAGCCAAAGATGCACTAAAAGCTATGGAAGAAAATAATTTAGGATACTTAAGCGAGCAAAAACCTGAATTAATAGAAAAAGCAATAAATAGAGGTACTAAGAATGTATTTAAAGAAATTGAAACTATTACTGGCGGTCAGTAGCGCTACATTGTTAGCTGGATGTGTTGGTGGATCAGAGCCTCCTAAGGTCTTACCCGTACCAGACGCGCCACCAATAATAGCACCAGAAAAACCCAGAGCAGTAACTACTAAGCCTGTAAGCTTTTTAGTTATAACACAAAATAACTTAGATAAGCTAAAAAGTGAGCCAGTATGGTACGCTATTACACCAGGTAGTTATGAGAACTTAGCATTTAATACGCAAGAAATGTTAAGATTTATTAAACAGCAAAAAACTATCATACAATATTACGAAGGTGCTACTGCACCAAAATAATTGTAAAAAATAAAATTGACTTACCTATTTGGTATGCTATAATGTATATATAAGGAGTAAATCCAATGATTAAAAAAGACAATCTTGTATTTCTGCCTAATACTGGAGATGAGCAATATTACCCTGTTGATAAACAAGATGTAGATGCTACTTTACTCCAGCTATCTCGCGGAGATCATCCTAATGTCAACTCTCTAAACTACACACCTGTAAATCACGAGAGTTCAGGCATGATACCTATAAAGAATAAACCAAAACGCTAATTAGGAGATAACATATGGCAAAATTGCAAAGTATGGCTGGCGCAGATAATATTATTTCTGGAAACCCATCTGAGTATTTTACTCAAGCTTCCGGCGAGGGATTAGTTAATCCTATTATCGCACCAATGCCCACAGCTGGCGGAACAACTGCTATGCGCGGAGTTAAGGTAAATTACCCTAATTCTAACGAAGCAGGAATTCGCAACTCTATCAATGATGGAGCAACAGTTTCAGGAGGAGTAAAAGGTAAAAAAGTAACTGCCGGCGCTCCAATGAGAAACCCTGTAAACGGTACAAACCCTGCAAAACCTGTGCAACGCAAAGGTAAAAGATAAGAGAAAACCCCGGAAATTCCGGGGTTTTTTATTAAAACTGTTCTCTTTCTGAAAAGAACCAACACTTATAGTAATTTTCTAGCTCGCCGTAACTACCAAAATAAGCTGCTCCTCTAAAAATAGCGGGGGATTTTTTAGTATTGTATTGAACAATAAGTCTACGCTGCCACTCTGGATTCATTAGAACATGCTTAAAGTTTTCTTTATGCTCTTTAAATAGGCTTACAGCTTTTTCTGTCCAAGGACAACCTTCAATACCGATAATTGTCCATAACGCATCATCATCTACGTTACGCAATCTTTCTTCTTTTATTTCTTGTTTTACTACAGGTTTAGCTGCTACAGTAGTTGTAGCAGCTTTTGTATTTGCATTAGTTGTCATTATTTATTTTCCTTTTTAGTATATTTATCTAGTAGTGGAAATATTTTTGAAATAGCTTTTCCAATTTCTTTAGCTACTAACATATGTTCTTTCTGAGTGCCGTTTGCTGAACGAAGTTCAACGTAGTGAATCCAAGAGCGAATAGTACCTTGCATGTATAAGCGTGATACAGTATTTCCTTCTGGGAGAACGCTTCTAGCTTGTTCCTTAGCAATACCAATTTCTTTACTTATAGCCCATTCATAAGCTTCTTTAGCGGCTTTAATTACTGTTTCTTGTTTTAGTCGCCACTCACGATCTATATTTCTATGATACTCTCGAGTTAGGTCTAGCTCAACTGAGTCTTGACGATTAGTTGGGTGTTGAAGACGGGCTTCTCGAATAACAAAAGATTCTCCTAACGCATCAATTTCTTTGTATCGCTGAGAAAACTCTTGAAAAGAAAATGAGCGATGTCGAAGCATTTGACGTGCAATATCACGAGTAGTTTCAATTTCCATAGTTGCTGACGCCATTTCAAAAGGCGACCAGTGTTGATGATTACTCAAATAGTTAAGCAGTCGTTCTGTGGTTTCAAAATTAGCTTGGAATTGTGGGTTAGATACTTTTGCACAATACGCAATTAGATCTTGAACATCTTCTAACCCTTCAATGCCTAGATCTTCAACAGGTTGGCTATACGCAAACAGTTTAACTTTCATTTTATACCTTTAGAGACTTACTTAACATATCAATTACTAAATCTTGTTTTTCTACTGAAGTTAAAACATCATCTATATAATCTAACAGATTAATAAGTTTTTCGTTTCTAGTTAGTACATCAATACTTTTATTTAGATTTTGAATATATTTAGCTTTACCAGTAATCGGTAAACTATTAATTAAGTTATCAAGTGTTTTATATTCTTTTACCAATGCAATACTACGCTTAGGACCAATGCCTTCAACTCCGCTAATATTATCACCCGAGTCTCCTTCAATCATTCTGGCGAAGGCATACTCTTTAGGAGTTAGATCGAAGTTCTCTGTTAGATAGTTTAAATCAACTTCTTTTCTAGAATACATATTAAAAATACTTACATCTTCTTTTAGCAGCTGATACAAGTCTCTATCGCTTGATACAATCCAAGTATGGTTATATTTGCTACTAAGATGTTTAGAAAAGTATGCAATTATGTCGTCAGCTTCAATGCCTTTGAACTTAAAATGTTCAAAAGGTAATGCGTCAATAGTATCTGACAAACAGTTAAAGAACTCAGTAAAGCGTTCTTGCTCTTCTTCAGTACGTTCAACTTTTCTATTAGCTTTGTATTCTGGGAACATACTCTTTCTATATGCAGAAGCGCCAGAGTCAAAACAACAAATAATGCGTTTTGCTTCATAGCTCTTTCCCAGACTAGTAACTGTTCTAATATAATCTTCAGTAAAGTTATTATAATTTTTACGTTGTAAATATCTAAAAGCTAGATTTACTCCGTCAATAAGCAATAGATTGTTTGCATTTTCTACTGCTTTTTTAGCTTGCGTTAATTCTGCAAGATCATCCCAATTTGTTACCACGATATTCCTCTTATATTAATTATCATATGTAATATTACCATATAAACTAGTGAGTAGCAAGAACAATTATGAATCAACTTTAACCTTTAATTGAGCTTTTGGTAACCAGTGTTCAAGTAAACCCATTTTAAACTCGCAGTCTGCACTCTTAATAACTACGTAATTTTGTATATTTATATCTTCATCTAGCCAACATACATAATTTTTGCTTCTATCCCACCTATAAATTAGTAGTGGTAGCTTCTTCATTACTGCAGCTTCTCTAGTAGTTTGTCTCCAAAAGTCTAGCAGTAGCGCACTTTTAGCTGTTAGCACATTATTCCAAGGAACTTCTTTGTGGTGTTTTGCTTCAATGCACCAAGGAAAATCAGGTTTCCAAGGAGCATAAACATCTCCCTTTAAATAAGAAAGAGCGCCCGATAAAGGCACTCTTTCAAATTGTGTTTTAAAAGTATCAGTAAATATGTCTCTCACAACATATTCATAACTTCTACCTTTTGTCTTACTTAAATTTGTCATAAATTACTCCTTGCATAAAACATAGCAATTTATAACCTAACAGTCAAAAAAGTTTTTTAAAGAGTTTGCTCAAAATACCTTACCAAATCGTCATACCCGCCAAGATGTGCAGAGTATAAATATATTTGTGGTACGGTTTTAGCTTCTGGATATCTAGCAAATAGTTCTGCTTTTAAATCTGGATCTTCTATATTCTTTTCTAGATATTGTAGGCCTTTACTGCTTAGAAGCTGTTTTGCTTTTACGCAATATGAACAATTAGTCTTTGTGTAGATTGTATACATAATTTCTCCTAAAACAGTAAAGACCGTTTATCTATTAGATAGCACAACCTGTGCTATCACAGAACTTGTTAGCGTTAGCATCTTCACCTTCAGTGGTCAAAGCGCTAAAATCTAGCGGTAAGAGTGTAGCTGCATAAGCTTCAATCTCTTCTCTAGGAGTAGAAATATATGGAGCTTGTGCATATCCATGATCGTCTAGCGGTAACAAGCTAACACCTTTTAATTGTTTATCGAAGCAGCTTAGCGCTCTAGCAATTTGAGACTTTTCATGGTCTCTAAAAGTTATTGTGATACTAACTTGGTTATCGCTCCACTCACGTTGCAAATCAACAGCATTAGCAAACTGTTCCCAAATACTTACATCTTTATTACTAATAGTCCCTTTTTCATGTAAAACAGGGAAGTAAACTACAGATGTTCTAATCGGGTCGCTTACCGCAGGTTCTATTCTGTAGTTAGCTGCTCTCAGAACAGGAATTAGCTCACTGGTATTAGATACTCTAACAGTTCTGTAGTAGCTTTCAGCTTCTGCATGGTGAATACCTGGAAGAGCGCCTGCAACTAGAGAAACTGTTCCACTAGGCTTTACGCTAGTCTTTTTAACTGATAAAGGAATACCTAACCACTCAGAATACTTATGATCTAAATAGTTAATATAGCTATAAGCTCTGTCACAGAATTCGTCTAGATACTTACGTCTTCCGACTTTTAGAATTGCTTCTTGAATGCCGCTCTGAGAAGTACCGATTCTGCGATTACGCTTGATAACATCATTAGTTTCTCTCCAATGTGTAGGAACTAAGGTAACTGTTTTAGCGTATAGATAAGCAAATTTCAGTGTGCGCTGGAAATCCCAATAATCATTATGCTTAGCTGGATATGTTTCTACCAAGCAGCATAGTTCATAAGGCTCAAGCGATTGTTCTAAGCAAGGGTTGCCACCACGAACTCTGCTATCTTTCCAATCTGCTGGATCTTTCATACGGCCATAAGCTTGCATATTCTCTAACCAAGCAAAACCTGGCTCACCGTTTATAGCAATACTTTCAGCAGCTTTGGTATAATCCATACCAATTCTAGCGAATAATGAGTTGTTAGATGCCCAGCGCCATCCTCCAAACTTGTAGGCCCACTCAGCATCTGAATACTTTTTAGCAATTAACGCTCTAGAGTTCCAATCGCTATTATAAGTGTTATAGTCTTCTTCGCTTAGATCTTTTAGCTCAATAGGAGCAACTGATCCAGTTTCTACTCCAAATTGTTGCCAATCTTTCATTGTCGTAAATTCTTCATCTTCTGGTTCACCAAAAGCAATTTCAGCAGTACGACGAACGTTTCCAGCTACAACAATCTTACCAATAATATTCATTATGTCGGTAATATCTACAGAAGTTAGTAGCGTATTTTCACTACGAGCGCGATTGTCTAGAATATCTCTAATGCCATAAAATCCTTGAACTAGAGGCTCTGGTCCAGAAGCTACACCGCCAAATCCTTTAATTGGTTCTCCGTAAGCACGTACCAAGCTAACATCAGGTTGAACAGGATTAGAACCTTCTTCTAAATAAGAGTCGATCAAGCAAGAGATAAGTTCTACCCAACCTTCACGGCTATCTTCAACAGTAATAACTTCAAGATCACCAGTGGGTACTGATGAAGCTATCTTGCCAGCTCCTTTAGTATCAAAACCTACACCAACTCCTACCATACTCATATCCATTAAGAATGCGAACGGCTTTGATAGTTCTGCGTCAATATTTTCGGTGCTAACAAAAGCACAGTTATTTAAACAGGCTCCACCTTTTTCCCATACAAAGTCTGTACCCATCATCCAAAGTCCGCGACCTGGAGGAGTCCATTTAAAGCTGTATAGTCTGCCAGCTGCTTCTTCTGCTAGCTTGTGAGCACGCTTTTCGTCCCAAGTATGTCCAGAAGTAATAGAATGAGTTTTTAGGATAGAAAACATTCCCTCAATAACTCTGACAACACATTCAGCCCATGTTTCCAGTTTTCCATTATCTTTTTTTCTGGCATATGTTCTGTAATAAGTGAAAGCAGATAAACCACCATATCCCCAAATTACAGGTGTAGCATTTAATTCGTCTTTAAAAGTTTGCTTTAGTTTAAAGTTAATTGGATTTTTTCCAATTGTAATCATTTACGTTCTCCTTACGCATAAAAGAATCTATCCGCTCTCTCAAGAGCGGATAGTGCTTATATTATTCTTTTTCTCAATCTCTATTCGTGGAATTAGGGGGTGAGAGTAGTCATGTGATATTAAAAAGACATTTAAGTCTTTTTCTTCTTGAAGTACTTCAAACAAGCGTTCTTTACCTGTTTCATCTAATACTCCAGTTATTTCATCTAAAAATAGCAGGTTTATACTTTTACCGCCTATTTTAGATAAAGTTCCTCTAACCGCTAATAAAACAGAAGTTTGTACTCTAGAAAATTCTCCGCCAGATAGAGAATCTATACTTACTTCTTCACCGTTATTAACTACAACGATATTTAGTTTATCACCAGTTAGTCTAAATAATACTTGGAATTGTCCATCGCTAAGTAACGCTAGATAATAGTTTATACTATCTTCTAGTTGCTTTGCTATATTCTCTAGTTTATAAGCTACAATTCCAGAAGTAGAAAAGGCTTTTCTTAAAACAGTTAAGCTACTTATCTCTTCTTGAATAATAACTATATCATCTTTTATCAGCTCTTGTCTAGCTTTAAAATCTCTAATTTGCTCTTTTAGGGCATCTATTTTAGCGTTTCTAATTTTAACACTTTCATTAAAGTTAAGAGCTTCGTCTCTACTTTTCTTTTGTGACTCATAAGTAGTTTTTAATGCTTTTAACTTATTAGATATATCATTAAAGTCCGGATACTCTTTAGGTATGCTATTATCTATAAGTTGAGATAATTGAGTAAATCTATCTATCGCTTTAGTATTATTATCATAAGCTTTTTTATCACTAGCGTTTTTAGCTATAATATTAGATAGTTCTTTTATATTAGCTTTTCTAGACTCTATAGAAGCAGTTAGAGCTTCTACTTCCCTGCTTAATTCAGCACTTAGCTCTTTAGACCTAGAGTTATCTATTGATTGTTTACAAGCATAACAGTGATCCGAAGTATCTAGTGCTTGTAAATCTTTTAACGCTTTTGATTTACTAGATTCTTCTTTATACGACACACTCTTTTCAATCTCTAATTGTTCTAGTATCTTAGGATCTAGATCTGCGTAAGACATTGCAACGTCAAACTTTATGCCTTGCTGCTCTTGAATGTGTAGATTATTTTTATCTATATTAGAACATATAGATTTTTGCTCATTTATTTCTGCTTGTAATCTATCTATTTCAGGAACTAGTAACTCGTCAACTGCTGGAACTTCTATAGGCTCTGCCTTTTCTGGTAACTGATTCTGAGACAGAAATTGCTGTACAGTTTTAAGTTCTCCATTTTTACCTGCTAGCTCTTTTTCTTTAGCGCTATTCAAAGTTTTTAATTCATCGCCTATTTCTAGATATTTAGAAAAGTTAAATAGATTTACTAAAAACTTCTTTCTGTTAGTGTCAGTAGCTTTTAAGAACTCTAGTAGATCCGTACTGCTTTGGTAAGTGAGTTGACTAAATGTTTCAAAATCTCTTCCTATAGAATTAGATAGTTCTTTATAAGTATCTAGTACTTTATGCTCACTAATATCTTCACCGTTTTTGACAATAGAAACTTTAGTAGATGCGCCTTGTCTTTTAGACGTTAATTCGTACTCATCGTCATCAATACTGAATACTAGCTTAGCTTCCCAGGTCTTTGCATTATTATACTTATTTAATATATCAGACTTCTTTAAGCCTTTAACATTTTTATTATATAACAGTTCTTGTATTATTAGAGCTAAAGAACTTTTACCGCTACCATTAGGAGCTGCTAGTTGTGTTATTTTATTTTGATTTAGTATTAGTTTATTATTCGGTCCATAGCTAAACATATTACTAAATTCTAATGTTTTTAATACTACTCCCATTATTTTATACCTAATTTAGAAAATAGCTGTAGTACGCTATTTTTATTTTCTACTTTAATAAAATCTAGATACAAGCTAAGCTCTTCTTCTAAGGTTTTATCTGTTAAGTCTAGCACCGAGTTTTCTGTAGGCTTATCAGCTATCTTCTTATCTAAAAGCTCGTGATTCTTAATTTTGCTGAGATTATCAATAGTTCCAGTAACTTCATAAACAACGTGATGAAACTTGTCTGCTACTAGCTCTTTTGAAACATCTACTGTTTTTCTTATAAGCTTAGGAAGTTCTAAGTCAACAAATTCTACTGTATAATTGTTAGGCCCAGTATAGTTTATTACGTTAACACCGTACTCTCTACTAGCATCCCTATCAAAAGTTGTATTGATAGGGCTACCAGAATAATATACATTATACTCTTTATATTTATGATTAAAATGTAAGTCTCCTAATAGTACTAATGGCCAAGGTTTTAGCTTATCGAAATCATATTCAGCTGTAATATGCGGAGGAACTTCTCCTCTGATATGCGTAACAAGTATATCACCTTCTACGTATGAAGGAGTATTACCTATTTGCATTTCCCCATAAGGAAATAACTGAAATCCTTGACCATTAATAACTTTTCTAGCATTTTTAGTATGAAGAATGAAATTAGGATTATTTATAGCATTCTCTGTTTGAAAATGCTCTAAAAATGTATTACCTTTTGTAGAAGCTTCATGGTTTCCAGGTATAGCAAGTGTGGGCTTTGTAACAGAATTAGCATAGCTCAGAAATACACAAATCTCATCCGGCTCTGGCTTTTTATCAAATATATCTCCAGCTAATACAACAATATCACAGTCTTGTTCTAACTGTAATAATTTTTGAAATAAAGCGTTAAATCTATTTAATTGCCACTCATATGGAATCTTCTTTTTGTGAAGATTTATATGAATATCTGCTACATGTAAAATTTTCATTATGCCCTTTGTAGTATGTTTGCTAGATTACCTTCAAAAGTGTAACTTCCAACGTGATTTAGTTTAGTATTAGGATCAACCCAAATCTCACCGCCCATGCGTTGCCATCTACGACAGAAAGCATAATCTTCAGATAGATAGCGTCTATCTACTGGATCAATTTCAGTATCCCAGAAAGCGTAGCAGTGTGGATTAAATTTTGGATCAATAGAAGAATCGTTTTTATAGTGTAGTTCTGGGAACTCTTGTACCATACGTTCGATAACTTCACGCTTTACAATAAAGAATCCGGTAGATGCGTCTAACACTTCTACTGCTCCCATATGAGTTCTTACTCTTCTAGTTTCTGGATCTGCTTTTAGATTAATAGCATAGTCAGCACCATAAGTAGCTATCTGCTCAGTTTTACCTGATTGAACAGCATTTTGTACCTGTCCCCAATTAATTGTTTTTTTAGGGTATGCACCTGCAATAATATCTTTATCCATAGCAAGCATTCTAATAACTGCATCGGGATCAAATTCAATATCCGCATCAATAAACATAAGATGAGTGCAGCTTTTATCTTCTAAAAACATAGCTGTTAGAATATTTCTAGCACGAGTAACCAGACTTTCATTTCTTAATGTAGTAATCCTAAAACGGATTCCATGCTGCATAAGCACTTGAGACATTCTAAACATACTTAAAAAGTATTGGTCGGTTACAGCACCGCCGTAGCATGGAGTGGCAAAAAAGATATTCATCTTCCTTAGAAAATTCATATCAATAGTTACTTTATCACCATCAATAGAACTAAACCCTGCTGGCAGATTATTAGTATTAGACACAGTAGAAGACGGGGCTCTTTCAAGCCCAGAATTCGCTGCTAAATCTTTTAATGATTTTTTTTTCATAGATCTTCCATTCCCTCAGTGCTATTAAGATCTCCAGCAACTTCTTCGGTAAAGTAACTAGTATTTTTTAGCAACCATTCTTTTTGTTCTTCATATGTTTGGCGCTTGAAGATTGTGTCAAGGCTAAACAGTTCCATTTCTTTTTCAGCAGCAGTCAATGGAATAGTATTACGACTAGGCATAACTGTATACTTTACGTTTTGTGGTTGTGGGCCTGTCTTTTCTCTTTTAATAGTGATATCATAACCATTATCAGAGTCTGCTGGGCTACCATAGTCAGGATTCATTGCATAATCTACCAATTGCTTATAAATAGTAGTTTTTAGATCTAGAAGTTTTGCTTTTCCATCTTTTCTGTCAATTACATTACAAATATATGCAAATTGAGGTTTTTCAGAATAGATGTAATCAGGCAGTTCTTTGATAGGATCTCTGCTAGAGTTGAATTGCTCAGTTTCTCTATCGAAGCTTAAGCACTCTAGAGGGTACTTTTTACCTTCATTAGTTACTACCCAGTAAACATAACGAGGCATAACAGGTCCTACGAATCGCACTCTGGTTTCAGCTCCGTCAATGCGGATTCTTTCGATATCGCGTGAGTTGTTAGATTGTGCTTGTGGTTTTTTAAGTTGTGTCCAGTCTCTTCCCATTTTTAATTCTCCAGTGGAAATATAATTTTATCTTTGATCTTACGTATCAAAGGGTTTGTGTGGTATTGCGGTTCTACGTAGTGTTCAGGTATCCAGTTGTTTTCGTTAATAATAGATCTCTGACTTAATATGTAAAGATAGTCACTTTTGTGCTTTGCAGAAAATCTCATGTGTAAAAAAGAACAATCACGTATATAGCTTTGTGGTTCGATAGTTTTGTAGTGAGAAAATATACCGGTTCTATGAATTCCTATATACCCATAATTCATAAGAGTGCTAGGAATGGTATCTAGAAATAGTTTTTTCTTTAATAAGTCTAAGCTGCCTGATAACGGCTTATTTAATCCTACACATAGAGCAAATATGAGGATAAGCTGTGATTCAGGTACTTTTGTTATTGATGTTATTTCACACCAGTTGTATCGTATTACCATAATATAATTTTAAATAGCATTAGTCAATATTAATTTTACTATCAAATACTGATTTAATTTCTTGATCCAATTGATCAAACACTGAATGCCAATCTCTTAGTTGCTTTTGTCGTATATTAGTAATTGAAGGATACCAAGGACTATCTCTTCTGTCTATTAGCCATCTCCAATCAGGTGAATAGGCATGTAATATATATGTGGGTATATTAGCGCTTCCAGCTAAATGAGCTATCATAGAGTCTACAGTTATTACTATTTTACATTTTTGTAATATTACTAGTGTATCATCTAGAGTTTTTATCTTGTCACTATGGCAGCTTATATTACTAATATCAGATAAGTCTTCATCGTTGTTTAGTTGTAAATTAATAAAGCTTAAATTACTATTGTTTTGCACAAATTGTTTTATATGTTTTATCGGAACGGATCTGTTTATATCATTGTTGTGAGATTTAGAACCTTGCCATAATATTCCGATATCGTACATTGGTAACTCTTGCACATCGCTACTAACTTCAAAAGCTTTAAAATTAGGTATAGCAGGTATAGTATCAATACCTGTTCTAAATATTCTAGGTAAACTCATAAACGACACTTTATAAGCATACTTAGAATAGTCGTTTTTATGCCAACCTCTTACGAATGAGTCTGTTACAAATTCACTATAGTTATTATGTAGAAAACTTCTAAAAGACTTAGGTTCAGCGGTAGCATCATCCCATTTAGCATATTGGTTAGCTATTATCTCTATATCAATATTAGCAGCTCGTGTATGCACTAAAGGTATGTATCTAGAAAATTGTAATAAATCGCCTAATCCTTGTTCTTGATAGATAAGTAATTTTTTATCTTCAGGTATAGGTTCACCATTCCAATTAGGTATATTGTAGTTTTTCAAACCTTGAAACTGTTGCGTATTTAATCTAAACTCACACAGTCTCCAACCTTTTTGAAAATCACCTTTTAGTAACTGTAACATGCCTTCTTGATAAAGAGAATCCATTACAATTTCATATTCTTCAGATTTTTGAGCTTTTTGACAAGATTGTATAGCTTCGTCAATATTCATTAAGCTAGAATGTGCAGAAGCTAAATTCTTATTTATAAGAGGATCACCAGGACTAAAATCTTCTGCTGAATTTAGTAGAGCTACAGCTTCTGAGTAGTTGTGCGTAGAAAGTAGACTAGCTCCCCAACCTGTTAGTATGTCTGTAAGCATTCGTATATGCTCACTAGAATTATCAAACTCAGCCCTAAGCATGTGGAACGCTTTAGAGAAATTGTCTGTAGCCTTTAATTGCTTTTCTAAATTTCCTTTGTATTTCTTACTTAATACTAGTGCGTATGTTAAATAATTTTGAGGTCTTTTATTATTAAGCAGTAACAACTGTTCTGCACATTCTTCTGCTTTAGAAAATTCTCCTAGCTCTAAATAGCTAGAAGCTAAACCAGTTATAGCATCTTCGTTAAGAGGATTCTTAATTAAAGATTGTTCAAAATAGCTAATTGCTTTTGCATGATTATTAATAGCCTGTTCCTTCCAACCTCTAATAAAAAAAGAAAAATAATGAACACTGTTAAGTTTTCGCTTTACTAAATTAATAGCCTTATCAAAGCAACCTGCATTAGCTAAATCAATGGCATTATTAATAACGATTAATTCTCTATTGTCTCGTAGTTTTGTTTTCTGTACCATTCTAATCTACCTTTTTGCTGGTTGTATACTATAGGACCTGTTAACCAAAAATCTATTATAAGAGGATCTTTTTTATCAGGGTGTTTTCTTAGTATTCGACCTATTCTTTGTTCTAGTTTTGCATAGTTATTGCCGGGACACGTAAACATAAGCGTATCTAATCTATGACAACTAATACCTTCATCAAAAATCTTGGTAGATAATATAGCCGAATATTTAGTACCTGCATTTTTTAATATATCTTCTCTCTGAGCATTTTTAGTACTACCAACCAACAATACACTTCCTGGTATTCTGCTTTGAAGCTCTTCTAGCATTTCTATTCTCTCACTAACAATGAGAGGGCATCTTCCATGACTTATTTTATCTCTTGCAGTTTTAGCTATTAAATCTAAGTACGAGCTGTTTTTAGCTAATTTTGTTAGTTGCCTAGTCCAATCTCTGTTAGGATTAATAACTCTAAAAGGTATATCGGTCTGTATTACTTGTACGGTAGCGGATAACTTATCTACATTTTCAGCAATTATTCTATTAGGACCAAAGAAGTCTGGTAAAATTATGTGTAAGCCATCTTTTCTAATAGGAGTGGCACTAAGCGCTATTTTAACTCTAGCATTTACGCCATTAACAGCTCTACTAAACGTCTCAGCTGGGCATAAGTGTGCTTCGTCAACAAATAAAACTTCAAACTGATCCATAACCTTATCTAATCTAGTTAGTAGTGATTTGTATATGGCTATAGTTATTGGCTTTATACTTTCTTTTCCATCACCAATAAATCCTACTTCTTCTACGTCTATTAGTTCTTTTATAGAGTCTAACCACTGATAAGCTAACAGTTTAGTATGACATATAATAATAGTTGGTTTTTTATATGTACCAATTAAGTAAGTACCTAAATATGTTTTTCCCCAGCCGCAATCGGCTTTAACTAATCCACTGTAAAGCTTGTTATTCTGTAGTAGCTTATCAGCAACCGATTGCTGTTCTGTTTTTAGTTTACCTTTAAAAGCCCATTCTTGAACATCTGTATTAGCTCTTAGGTCTTCAAGTTCTAGTATGTCTAGCTTATGCCAAGATCCACTGGGAACGCTGCACATTCCAGTTTCTTCATCATACTCTAGAGTAGAAAAAAAGGTATCCCCTAAGTTATAGTTAAATAATACGTATCTAAAGTCATGAAAAGGTATGTCTAATATGTCTTGCTTATTAAAGTATATCTTATCTGAAATAGTTGCTTTACGTATTTTATATTTTATTTTGCTATTCATTACAAATTTATTGATTCAATGTTCACCTTAAAAGGAGTTACTTGATATATCACCCATAAATGATCTATTTTTACTATTGTTAAATATTGATTTTTTAGTTCTTTACTATCAATCATATTTTTAGGCAGCTTAAAAGGGTAACTAACGGAAGGTACCCAGATTGCATTTTTACTTGTTTTTATTATTGGTAAGCTTTTAGCTTCAAACTTTTGTTTTTTACTAATGTCATATATTCTAGCTTTTGAGTCTATAAGCCATTTAGCTTTACTTCTAATTAACTGTGTTAAATTTAGGCATGTAGCATCAAAATTAATATCACTAGACTTTACAGACAAATATCGTTCTAAAACTGTTTTATTTCTATCAAATCTGTCTATCATATGCCAATCATGGAATTCCCGCTTTTGTATTTCTATAGTTTCGATACCTATACTATAATCGAAAGGTACGGCATATAGAACAAAAGCGGGAAACTGTATTCCATAAAATTTACTTCGGAAGCTCATATTTACTTAATTCACCCCAGGAAGGGCCTACTTCTACGTCAACTACAATAGGACATCCAGGAATAAATACTCCTCTATCTTTTTGTAGATTTGTAACTAGAGTTTTAGCGTATAAAGGTAATAGTTCATTTTTAACTTCTGCAACAACTGAGTCGTGAACAGTAGCAAATAATCTAATATCTTCTTGCAGATTATTATCTTTTACCCATTTTACAGTGTCAATCAATCCATAAATGTTGATATCACTAGCAACACTTTGAATTAGAAAGTTTAGTCCGCTACGAGCAGCGTGTGCCGCTACTCCTTTATTATCAGAACCTACTTCTGGAAGTCGACGCTTTCTACCGAAGGCACTATAGATGAAGTAGTTAGTTTCGATTGTAGACAAGCATGCATCAATCCACTTACGTAGGCTGCTAGCTTCTCTAAAGTACTTTTTAATAAAGTCTTTAGCTTCTTCCATAGTAACATTAGCTGTTTCACTAATTTTAGAAGGTCCAGCTCCATACAGAATACCGAAAGTAATAGCTTTGGCATATTGACGCTCATCTGGATAAGTATTTTTTACATCGTTAACTGCACAATCTAGCTTAAACATGTTTTTAGCTACATAAGAGTGGAAGTCTAGCTTTTCAATAAAAGCTTGCTGTAAAAACTTATCATTAGACAAAGCTGCCGCAACATAAACTTCTGCAGTACCTAAGTCGGCCTGCACAATACTATAACCTTCTCTAGCTTTAAAGATCTTTTTAATACCTGCATCTTTGTCTCTAGGTAAGTTTTGATAGTTAAGTACACCACTAGAACTTAATCTACCGGAAGTAGTACCAGTTAAGTTAAAACTAGAACGCAGACGAGAGTCTGAATCTACTCCATCTTTGATATTTTTTAGATAGGTTTGACTTAGTTTTACCTTTTTACGTAAGTCTAAGATTGCTTCGGTAATAGGATGCTTTAGTTGTTCCAACACTTCGGCATCGGTACTGAAGGCTCCAGTATCAGTTTTCTTAATTGGCTTTAGCTTTAGAATATCGAACAGCACTTGTCTTAGATGGTATACGCTATTAGGATTAAAGGTTTTACCAGTAACCTCTTCAAATTCTTGAATAGCGGGATCAAAAGCTAACTCATTCATAGTTTCTTCAATATCAATTCTATAGTCTTGAATAAGATCATCTAGAATATCGATATTAATAGGTCCGCCATTGGACTCTAAGTGAATAATAGACATGATCGCTGGTTTTAGTAAATCATTATAAAGACTACTAAAATGAGTATTTTTATCAATAAGAGGCTTAAACTTTTTATAAAGCTGCATAGTAGCATCACCATCTTTACAGCCGTATGGAGCTAGAATTTCAGGAGGAAGCATTCCATAATTAAATTCTTCTAGCTTTATTTTGTGCTGTCTGCACCATGTCTTTTTATAGTCGTCAAGCTCTTTTTCATAGTCGCCAAGATCAGTAAATTTCATAGCAAGTTGCTTTAGACCATGACTACCAACACTTTCATCTAAGCAATAATGCATTAGCAGTGTATCTTCAAAGTCTGGAAACTCAAATCCATACTCATAGCTAATAAACTGAATATCGAACTTAGCGTTATGAAATACGCACTTAGTTGTTCTAAAGATTTCTTCTATTTCATCATAGTAGTGTTCAATAATATCTGCATCTACATATACGCCCTCATGTGGTTCCGTACTAAATACGAAACCCAAAATATTACCTTTTCTAGGGGATAAGCTAGTGGTCTCAGTGTCGACAGAGATAACGTCTGCTTGTCGCAGTTTGTCTAAATACTTAAGAAAGTCTAGTTCGTCGGTATAGTGTGTATAGCTTTTATTATGTACTAAAGGTTGTTCGCCAGAAACGATGCTTGATATTTTAGCAAAAGCTTTTTTAATATCATCAGCATATTGAGGCTTGATGAACACCATATTAGGGTCTAATATGGGAATAAACTTGTCATTTAACACATGACCATTATATTTAGTAATACCTGTGACACCACAAGTATATTTAAGAGACTCAGCTCCTACAGGACAAACAATATCATACTCATCGAAAATAGACATATCAAGATCCACATCTTTCTTGAGAATCTTATCTTTAGGCTCTGAGCTTAGATATGCAGTTTCAAATTTAATTTTAGCGTTATATTCTTTTAGCAGAGTTGGTACGGCATTTTTCAGTGGGGAAGGTAAGACTAATAGAAATTTTTGTGTCATGGATTCTCTTTACAGTTATAGATGGGATATTAGTTATAATATTTTAATTTTAAGCATTCGTCAATTATAAATTGTCTTCAATATTGCCTAAAAAGTATTCTGCTGTTTCTTTATTAAAACTACCTGGATCAAGACCTTCAGACAATACTATGTTATTAGTTTCTATATTACGCTGTTCTAACAGTTTTTCTATTTTAGCGGCTGCTTGTTTTCCCGCGGAATCACCATCCATAAGTATAGTAACCTTTCTACATCCGTATTCATCTAGTAGCTTAGCTTTTTGAGCTGTAAAATTTTGAGTTCCAAAAATACACAGACTATTGGTATAACCTAGATCGTGTAGTTTTAGCATATCAAACATTCCTTCTACTAATATTACATGTGAAAAGTCTGTAATCTTATCTAGCGGAAACAAAATATCGCTAACTGACGCACCAGCAGGCTTTCTTAAATACTTAGGAAAACTTCCTGAGTTACTGAGAACCTTATAACGACCTTCTATAAACTTTAATTTCTTATGTTGATATACTGGTATACAGGCATAGTCGCTTAATCCGCTAGCGTCGGTAAAAAATGCACCAAAATTCTTTAAAGTTTTTGCTGATATTCCTTTAAAATCATGATTAATAGCAATTGTTGGCTCAGGCAGTCTAACTTCTCCCTGATACTTAATATTATCTAGTTTGCTTTTAAGCTTTTTAATTTTAAAAGACATTTTAGAAGCAATTTGTACTGTAGACTTAATGCCTAAAGAGTCCAGAAATTGTTGAGTATTACCTCTATGACCGCATGCAAAACAATGGAAAGCGCCTTTCTCTAGATTTAGAGAAAGGCTAGGATTCGTATCAACATGTAAGCCACTAAAGCATCTTACAGTAAGTTCAGACGGCTTATTAGGATTAATAACATAATTAATGCCACTATCCTTAAGCACATCTTCAACGCTCTGCATTCTGATTATCTCCTGGCATTACTCTAAAGTTATCTTCTGCAGAATCAGCAGTGCTAACTTCAATAATTTCACTATCATCTTCTAAAGCAATTAGCTGATGTACTACTAGAGGTAAAATTCTAATAGCGTCACCCTTATTCAGTGGCTGTTCGGTAATAGATCCATTTTCAGTGTTAATCAATCTTAGAGTAAAACTACCGTGCTGAACATACCAAGTTTCGTCTTTTTCTCTATGAAAGTGCATAGAGAACTTATTTCCTACTTTAGCAAAGTGCAATAACTTACCGCAGTATAATTCATTTGTTGCAAATATGTATTCATATCCCCAACCCTTTTTTACGTATCCACTAAATCTCGTTACGTTTGACATATGCTGTACCTTTCTTTGTTACGGCAATACCTGCAATCTTAATTGCAAACTCTATTGCCTTGGTTATACTTTTTCCTTCGTGTAATGCTACAGTTAATCCGGCCATAAAGCTATCTCCAGCCCCTGTAACATCAATTGCTTTTACTTGAAAAGCTTCAAATCTTTTTATCAATCCTGATTTTGTAGCTAATATACATCCTTCAGATCCTAGAGTAACTATTAAGTTGTCTACCTTTAGCGTTTGCACAGCATCGCTAAGTATTGATGGAGTTAAACAATTTATGCCTTCATCTGAATAATCTATTTCATCCCACTCAAGCCATTCACAAAACTCTTTAAAGTTAGGTTTCAATACGAAAGCTCCAGTATAGTTGTGCAGATTCTTTTTAGGATCTACTAATACCGGTATATTTTTGTTATTAGCTTTTTCTATAAACTTTGAGGGATTTAATATTGTTCCTTTATCATAATCGCTAAATACAATTAAATCAGGGTTGTAAGTAAATAGCGTATCACATAATTCATCCTCAGAACAATCTATTTCGTAATCGTAATCTAATCTAGCTAAGTATTGCCCATTGCTGTATAGCCTAGTTTTAATAACATCATTGTTATAGTTAGATACGTAATGGCAGCTAAGATCCTCATTCCTTATTAAGTTTTTTAATTCCGAGTTTTTATTAATAGCGCAAAATAAAGTAACAGTGGATTGTAAGTTTTTAATATTAAGAGCTGTGTTCCCTGCTCCGCCTACATATACTTCAGTAGTATACTCTTTTACTACTGGAGCGCTTAGACACTCAGGAGACATCCGAGTACTACTTCCATAAATATACTTATCTAACATGATATCACCAATAACTGCTATCATCCTAAATCACCTGCAAACTCTTTCTGATCGTTACCATACTTATTTAAAATCTTGCCTTCAATAACCTTACTGCTTTCAGGAACAATCTTTAAACATTCCCAGTCCATATGCACATTAAACTTCATAGACTTACCATTACGAATCTTAGTAATTTCAAAAGGTAAAACACTAGGATCTTCATTTAAGTCTGCGGGCGTAAATCTAAAGCTTCTATCGGCGGAGTCTAACACACCCTTAGCAAAACGAGCTTCACCTGTAGCATCAATCTGATAAGGAGAAACCATCATAACTTTGTATTTACGGCTAAGAGTTTTTAGCTGATCGGCAATAGCAATCTGAGACTTCCAATCCATGCGATCTTCTACCTTAACAATATTAAGATAGTCGATGACGCACATTTTCACATCATACTTTTTAGTCATTAAGTTAAGATAGTGATCAATTTTAGCTAAAGATAAGTTCACATCATCTACAATATGAAAACGCTTTTCTTTAAATTTAGCTTTACCAGTCTTTAAACCATAATCAAATTCTTTTAGATTTCCAGTTTTTACTAAGTCTGAGTATAGCTGGGAGGCTTCTTCAGTAGCTTCATAGAAAGTTTCTAGTTTAGTTTTGGCTAATAATAGTTTATCGGCAGTGTTAAGATCATTCTTAATAAACCGCATAAAAGAAACGCCAGAAAGCATACTCATCAATCGGTAATACACTTCTACATAACGCATTTCAATACTCATAAATAGTACTGAGTTGTTATTTTTTTCAAACTGATGTTTAGCTGTATTTAGTGTGATAATAGACTTACCGCTACCGCGACGACCACCAAGCATGATTAGTTCTTCTAAACCGAACCCGCCGTTAACAACATCGTATTCAGTAGATAACCCACTAGAATACATAACAAATTGTTCTTCACCTAAGAAAGAATCAATTGTTGCAACGTCAAATAGTTCCTCGCCTTCTGGCAGAAACTTATGTAGCTCTAAAATATGATTCTGAATACTATCAATTATTTCAAGACGTTCTAAGTGTTCTAGCTGATCCATGAACTTATCTAACCAGTTGATAGTTTCTTCACGGATGAAATAGTCTTGTAGTTGATCTGCAATAAACTGGCTAGATAGGTATTGCTCTTCAGGAATTTCTGCGTATATCTGAGAGCTTAAATAGTCTTTTATGTTTTCAATTTTTTGAGACTCATAAAACTCTTGCATAGTAGGTATGCGCATGTTCTTCTCGTAAAACTTTACAATTTTACGAAATATAATCAGATTAGTATCGTTAAAAAACTTACTAACCAGCTTATTATAAAAGTCTGTACTCTGCGTAGACAGCAGCCTACGCAGAGCAATTTTTTGTATATCTACAGTCATTATTTATTTACCACTGGGAATAATTCTGCTCTAGGAACAAACATCTTTCTGAACGCAGATTCATTTTCAATCCACACTTCATAAGTTTCTCTGCCCGTTTCTTCAATTAATGTTTCCACTCTTCTTACATGATTTTTTAAGGAGTTAAGTTTCCAAGAGCTACCATCTTCTAGCTCCCAATAGATTTCATAATGAATACCTATTCTAGGTTCTGAGTATCTACTTGTTTCTTTCCACGGATAAAGCTCAATCCATCTTTGTCTGCCTTGACGTAAAGATTCTGCATATTCTTCATCAAATACTTTTTGTATAGTTACAAAAGAATTTTCAGGACCAGAAAACGCTCTGTCTCCTACCTTAAACTTAATATCTAAATCTTGAACAATATGTTCTGTTTTGGCTTCGGCATTTTTACCTCTAGCTCTTAGAGGAATATTAGCTTCCATAAGCACCTTTTTAACTCTAGGCGCAGAAATATAGTACAACTTGGCGATAGCTGTTTGAGCCTCACCATTTAAATATGATTTGATAATCTCTTTCTTAACGGCGTCGGTTAACTCAGTATTTTTAGCTTTTTCTTTTAACTGTTTTTCACGCAGTTCTTTAGCTTTAAAATCTTCAATAATCTTATCAAGTCGCTTGGTGTTATATGCAATACCTAAAAATTCACAGATAAACTTTTTAGTCTTACCTGTCTTGATATACCATATAGCATTTCTGATCTTAGCTTCTGAAATCTCAGTTGAAGGTTGTTCTTGTTTTTTTGCCATAAAAAAATCCTATCAATTAGTTGATAGGATCATATTACCAAAAAATATAGTAATAGTCAAGACAAATTTTTAATTAATTACTACCTTTTCCGGACCTATTCCATATATGTCTAGAACTAGCTCTCGTAGTAATCCTGTTTTTGTATATATAGCCGTATAATTTTTATTTATAAGCGGATTAACTCTATATAGCTTTTCTGTTGCAAAACTAGCTTTATAACTATGACGAAGCTCTATTATATCTTTTGGTTCTTTATCAGAAAGATCACCGTAGAAACGACTAATTAGAGCTGAGACATACTTGTCTAGCTCGTCATAAGGTAATTCTAATATAAAATCTAAGGTACTATCGTCTAGGTCGTATAAATATAGATGGGAATCTGGATTCAATACTTCTCTCAAGGTAAGGGCGGCATAACTGCCGCCCTTTATAATAAAAAAATTACTCTTTAGCTGCTTTAGGAGTGTAGTCGGTAGCAGAAAGACCACGACGGCTAAGAACAGTCTTGACACCGCGATCAGTTTTACCGTAGTGCTCAGCAAGTTCAGCAACAGTCATACGAGTAGCAAGTTCTTCGATCCCCTCATAAGAATCGCTACGGGCAACTTTCTTATCACGCTGAGGTGCTTTAAGTTGCATAGAAAGAAGCTTACCACGAATGCTTTGAACGCTTTTGCCAAGAGCATCAGCGATATCTTCGATGAACGAACCGCTTTCAGCCATTTTAGCAATTTGAGCTTCTTCGGCTTCAGTGTAAGAACGTGGAGCCACTTTCTTGTCGGCTGGCTTAATAGCGCCAGTCATTTCAAGGCTAAGAGCCTTACCATTAATTTGACGGGCGTTGAATTTGCCGTCAGCAATACGCTCAGCAATTTCTTCTGCAGTGAAAGCACCGTCATTTGCTTCCAAGAAGTCACGAAGTTCATTAGTTTCTTCGTCAGAGAAGGTTGGAGCTGCCTTTGGCTTGTGTGGGACGTCAAAACCCTGCTTGCGTAGTTTAGCAGTTACGCTACGACGAGGGAATTCAAACTCATCGCAGAGCTGAGAGATAATATCTTCAGTCACCCCGCTTCCGCAAAGCTCTTCCATGCGAGCTACCATTTCTTCTGTGTATTCAAATTTAGCCATATTTTTGTTTCCTCTTTATAATAATATGTATTTTGGTTTGGTTGTCATTATGTTGTTTTTCTCAACAACTAAAGTATCTTAACAAACTTTTTTATGACAAGCAAGAGAAATATTACTTTTTTAGTTACTCTTGTCTTATGTAGTCGTTAATTACTTTTATTGTTTCGATAAAATAACTATAACTCTTTTCAACACGGTATGCAAATGTAATTTTACTTTAAATTACCGCTTTCCTGTATTTTAAGTTTTATGCCGTCTACTACCTTTTCTAGGTTAGACTTTTTAGTAAGGTTCAAACCTTCTATATCTATACCTAGTATATTCTCTAGTTCAATGACCATGCTCTTAACACTTCTCTTACTAGTCTTTTCGTCTTCCGGTTTTCTATATATCTTAAGCTGTACTAACTTACTAATAATACTTCTGGTTTTTTTACCAAAATGATCAGCAATATCTTGAATATCTAGTTCATCTTCTGTGTATAGTTTAATTAGTTCAACTTCTTCTTCATCGCTCCAAGCTTTTCCGTTCATTCTGTGGTGTCCTCATTTTGTGTTTTTCCTTCATCTATTAAGGTAGTAACACGCTGTTTCCAAATATGGGCAACTAGATCAGACGCTTCATCTAATAAGTTTTTCCAAGTGTCTACATGTTCTTCGCCTATAGATATTCCATTTTTAGTTGGGAACCATTCTCCTGTATCCCCATCTTGATAATATTCCCTAGTGTGCACCTTTATACTAGTACCAAATTCACTAACAGTTACTTTAAAACCTCTAGTTCCTATTGGTGGAGCAATAAAGCCTAAATCATAAGAAAATCCTTCACTTTTCATTTTTAACCTCTAACAGTTACTTCTCTTTGCGTAACTGTTCTTTCTATAGCATTATAGTATGCATTACCTACAGATTCCCAAGTATTTAACCTTGATTTATCTACTTTAATAGATTTTATATTGTTTATTACGTGATGTAGTTGTTTTGCTAAATCGTTTTGATTAGGCTCCAGAACCCACTTATGACCTCCCATTTGAGTCATAGCATCTTCTGCTTTTAGGCCAAAAATTTCATACATATTAACAATTCTTTTTGAGCTTTCTACTTTAAAGTTATCAACAAACTCATCAGTGGGTCCGCCTTTAGTAACAATAGGAATACAACCACAAGCCATAGCTTCTTGTATGTGCATACCAAAACCTTCTCCTCTATAAGGGTGGACTATGATATGGGCTTGTCTATATAAATCTGCCATTTCTTTTTCGCTTCTAACACTATCGTCATATACAATAGAAGCACATTTTGTTTTATATTGCAGCTTAACTATATCTTCTTGAGTATTAGAAGCTCCATAAACTTGAGGAGTATCTTTAATTATTAGCTCTATAGGAGTGCCTTGCTTGGTTATTTGACTCCACACACTTAATAGTACGTCTAATCCTTTTCTAAATTGATGACAGCCTACATATAATACAGTTATCTTGTTATCAGCTTTATCTGCTGGATAGAATATACCTGGATTATAACCGTTAGGTATTGTAAGTACACGATCTGGATTCATTCCACTATTTAAGTATACCTCTCTAGTCCAATCACTAGGAGTTATAAGTAAATCCGCAAAAGTTTCAAACTTATACTGCCATTCAAATGGCACAGCCATATACTCCCACGGTTGAATAAATATAACTTTAGTTTTATTATCAACCGGCCATCGCCACATTGGAGGATAAGAATGTCTAATCTGCACGTCTACACGGTCTAAAGGCTTGTTAACTATACTACTTACTGTCTCAGCATCTTCTTTAGTTAGTTTGTGCTCTTGCGAATACGTGTCCAATGCAGAAATGCTTAGATTAACTTTATCTTTTAACTGTAATGCAATATTTCTATTAACTATTGCTAACGAATGATTATCAAATACTTTTCCTATTAGCTCTACATTAATTGCCATATAATAACCTCGCCTCTTCTTTACAATAGCTTTCTAATTCATTTTTTGGTATTAGTTTTAGCGTAGGCCATTGTGGGCCCATATTACTTGTTTTAAAGTTTCTCATATTTAAATAATTAGAAGCGTTTACTGTTTTTTGTATGTCATAAAACGGATCTCGCTTACTTTCAATAGAGTGGCCAAAGTTATTTACTTTAACGCTTAGATCTTTATCAGGTCTGCAAAAGCTGTAGTGCAGTATTCCTAGTGGTGATCTTAGTTTCTTAGGAGCATTAGTCCATCTACAATAAGTATAGGTGTGTAAGTCTTTACGCGCAGTAAATCCTTGTATGTCTTTATTAAATACGTGTTCTCTGTTTTCATCAGCTATTATTAGATATCCTTCATCTAGTTCTTTATATAGTAAAAACCAAGTAAACATTAACTCTACGTCTTTATAAGACTCTACTAACGGGCAAAAATCAACAAAGAACTCTTTTGCGTTTATTAGTATTTCGTCAGCGTCAAAAGAAAAAATCCAGTCATTACTGCATTGTTCTTTTAAAAAGTTACGTTCATGAGTATCATTTTCTATTGGTATAGTACTGCGATGAAAGTTTTCTTCTACAACTGTAATTTTGTTATCAACATCTAGTTTAGATAATGCTTCCCACAGCTCAGACTCATTAAAGCTGAATCGGTTATTACTCCAACTAATTCTATCTTTGTCTAATCCCAAAACTATTTCATCAACATAGTTATAATAACTTTTGATACTTTCTGGTAAATAATGCGCATCATAGCTTATCAGACTTATCACGCTCTTCTTTTGTGTAGACTTCATATAATCCTATTCCTCTATCCCATAAATGTTTTTGCTGAGCATAAGCCTTACGTCTTTTTGACGCTTTTAGTGCTCTTTTTTGTGCTCTGATATCTGTTTGATTCTTTATTTTCTTCATATACAATCTCATCAATAGACTTAATTAAATCACTGTCTTTCCATTTTTCGGTGAATATATTATGATTTATTCGCCACTTATCTTTTTTTGCTGGATTTTCTGATTGGATTCTTTTGTTGTCTTTACCTTCAAAGTGAAGTAGTTTAACTGGCGTTTGATATATCTTCCAGCCAAGACTGCGGGCAGAAAGACAATAATCCACATCGCGATAGTAAGTCCAATGATAAAGGGGGTCAAAATTGCCAACAGCAACAAGAGCGGACCTACGCAAATATACACCGCCAAAGGTAACCCAGGATACGTTTCTGACTTTTTTGTCGTACTGTCCTTTATCTGACTCCACTTTTCTAGATGCGCTTCCGCTAGAGAGATCAAGCCCTCCTCCGTAATGTATTGCCTCGCCATTTTCAAACCTTCCTCCAGCGTGTTGTATATAGAAGTTTCCTTCTTCATCTTTAGCTGGGTATAATAAAGTTGTTCCTAATATTCCTGCTTCTGGGAATTTATTAGCATAATCACATAATTGCTTATACCAATTATTATTTGTATCGTCAGGCATTGGAATCATATCTGCGTGTAGAAGTATTATATCTCTATCACTGTAGGTATTCCACAGGGTTTGATAAGCTAGATCACTACCTATTCTACCTTTATCTTCCCAAAATACTATAGGAGCATCCCATTTTATAGCTGATTTTAAAGCCTGTATTTCATTAGGATTTACATAGGGTACTACAATTAACGGTTCCATAGATCTTTACCTTTTTGAATATACCAGTCTGCGAACAGTTCCATAATAGCCTCTGGACTTACATTATGAACACAAGAAAATCCATTCTCAGTTTCATCACACATTTTTGGCCAAAATCCCATAGTAGTTCCTGGACCTTCAGGAAACTTATTTTCTGCACTATAATTTTTAGGCTTTACGCATTGATAGTTTCCACAATGAATAGCTGGCTTTATAGTTTTATGCCAGCCACTGTGATAATACTCAGGACTATCATAATGTGCAGGGAATACTGATGGAATTGTAATAGTATCTACTCCAAGACCTGCCGCTACATGAGAGTGTATACCCATAGGCCCAATAAATATATGGCTATTGTTTAGCTTTCTCAAAGAATCTAATAACGACCCGTATTCTACGTCTCTACCTAGTAGCGATATTTTAGCACTAACTTTATTTTGCTCTAAAAAGTATTTTAACTTTGATAAAAACGTTAAGCGCATAGCTTCATTTTTAGTTTTTCTATTCCAATCTAGCGGCCCAACAGTTGAGATTACTATATGATCGCTAGGTAAGTTTTTTTGGCTGCCAACATTAAAACTAGTTTCAGTATCCCAAAAATCTGTTTCTCCATGTTTTGTAAATAGAGAAGCTGATTGACTACGAACTATTCCAATATCACCAAACCAAGCATGTTGCTCAATTATCTCGTTAAATTCTATAGGTTTATCAGATCCGAATAGCTTTACGCTTGGGCCATTTACAGTACGTACTATTTGCCCTACACCAGCTATTCCTTGCTGTAGCGATAGAACCTGTAAAATATCAATATTTTCTTGTTCACCTTCAGAAGTTGTTGGTACTAGGTTTTCTCTAGTACAAAAGTAAATATTAGTATCAGGAAACTTTTGTTTATACAACCTAGCCGTATGAGTTCCTAGTATGCAGTCTCCAACTGCTTGAGAGTTGTATATTAGTACATTTTTCATATATTTTCCTTATGCGTTAAACAGCTTGTCAGTCCAAGTCTTAGGAGTTTGATCTGTAATAATTTCTAGCTCTAAGTGATACTTAAAATCTCTATTAGGCTGATCTTTCATCCAATGCACTGTGTCTCTAATAGTATCGTCTGTGGAATTATTAGTAGCATAGTTTAGCACGCTTTTAGCTTTTGCAGTAGAAACCCAAGCATCTTTTACTTCTCTAGGTCTCTCAGGCAAATGAGTTATATTAGGATCAACATTAAAGTATCTACTAACTTTAACTGCTAGTTCTTTTACCGTTATCTCAGTTCCATCATCTGGACCTATATTAAACACTTCTCCAGACTTAATAGCATCTCTAGTGTTATAAGCTGTTACATAAGCCGCTACACAATCAGTAACGTGTGAGAACGAACGTTTTTGTGATCCGTCACCGTATATGTATATTGGTTTACTACGTTTTAACTGATTAGCAAAAATGCTCATAACATTTCTAAATGGATCGCTATAGCACTGATGCGGGCCGCATACGTTGTGCGGAACCATTGTAATAATCTTAATGCCATATATGTCACTCATTAGTTTTAAGTGCTGTTCTGCGTGTAGCTTAGCAAGACCATACGGATCAATAGGAGTTGGAATAGTTTCATCTTCAATAAATGGAGGTTGTTGTGCTCCGTATCTAGCCATAGAACTAGTATTAATAAAGGTTGCAACTTTGTTTGCACAAGCGGCGCTGGCTACAGAAGCAGTCCCCGCATATATATTTTCAACTATTGTTTTAGGTGCAAATACGCTTAATCCTTCATGCGCTAGCGCTGCACAATGAATAACGGCTTCTGGTTTATGAAACTTAAAAACTTCTGATAACTTAGCTGTATTTAGAATATCTATATTATAGTAGTAAAAAGTTCTGCCCTGTTCAGGCATGTTAGAAGCATAACCACCAATTAGATTGTCAACTCCAATTACTGTGTATCCAAGTTCAATAAACTTGTAGCAAAGATGACTTCCAATAAGACCAGCACTTCCAGTAATTACTATGCTTTTCATGGCTTTTCACCATACACACAAAAGCTAAATGCGGAATCTCTTTGAGACGCAAACACATTTTTAAAACCTAGTACAAAACGTAAATAATATTCTATTTGCTGAGGAGTAAAGTTATTCACATGTCTTTTAGTAGGCATGAATATAGTATCCCAATATTCACAATCTGTATGAGGTAAATATAAAAATAATACACCGCCTGATACGAGAGAGTTCTTCCAATATGCTAGTGTTTCTTCCCAATTTTCAATATGTTCTAAACAGTGAGAAGAAAATATATATTCTAGATTACCTGATTCTGGTAGGTTATTAGCGTGCCATTCATCTGGTAAATCTAAATCTACTAGTAACGCTCCTGGATACGCCCATTCTGGTTTTTTACAACCTACATCTACTCCTAGACTTTTGTCTTTTAGCACATGCTTAGCTACTGGCAATATAAACTGAGCATGGTTTCCCTGACTTATATAATCAGGATAGTTTTTGCTTTGAAAATTATTTAGTTTCATTATAATACCTTTGCTAATACTACGTACCCTTGTTCAGTCCATGTCATAGGCCAAGACTGCACTAATTCAATAAGTCCTTGTTCTTCTAGTTTGCTTATAGCTTTATGAATTCCATTAGAGTGATTTTCTATTACATCATCGTAAGCTAACCATTTAGCGCCTTTTTCTATTGATAGCATACTGTCAGACATAGTAGCTTCATATGTATGCTCTCCATCAATAAAAGCTATATCTACTGCTGGAATATTCCAATCTCTTGCTACTTGATGAGTTGAATTAGCTAGTAACCATTCTACTGTAGCATCTGAGAAAGTTTCTTTCGTTGCGTGCAAGGCTTTTTCTGTATCTGCATGATAGTTTATATCAATTATATACAAAGTTTTTATACCAGACTGTAGCCAGGTGGCTGCGCTATATCCAATATTAAAACCTATTTCTAACATAGAGCTAGCTTTTGTTATTGATATAATACTATTAGCTACTGTTATGCAGTCTATAGTAGACCAATATCCTTCTGAACTAGTAAAGTGTCTTAAGTGATCGTATTGTAGTTTATACATTTATATTCTCCCATATTTGATTCCAGTTTACTAGCGGAGTATGGTGCTTGTCTGTCATATGACTTGCTACTCCCGGTAATGGGTTAATACATGGAACTTTTGAGTATATTTCTTCAAATACTTTATCGTTACTAGTTGGAGCTGCTTCTTTTAGCGCACTCATATAAGTTAACCATGTTTTACCTTTTGCTATTGCAGTCATTGTGCCACTGTCTATAGTTCTCCAATGCCTATCTTTCCCTACTAATACGTTACAAGGTTTTGGAGGATTATATCTATCTGGATAATCATAGGGAACTGCAAAATAGTTCCATGAAAATAAAGTATCCCGAAGCACATTTAGTGCGTCGGGAGTATGTAGATAATCATCCTCTACAATATAGTGTAACTCTTCTGGAAATTGTTCTGAGAATTGTGCTAGTGCTTCTACTAGAGTTACTGTGTGCTGGTGAAATTCCCAAGAATGATTAGGAACTGAAACTTTTACAATTTCTGTTTTACTATTGGCATATAACCAATTTAAAGTATCTGAAGATAAAGAATCTTCAATTAAGATTACTTTATCTTCAGATGAAATACTATTTTGAATTGACAACCAGCATTTTTTCAGTATAATTGTTTTATTAATATTATTAAAACGAGTTACGTAGGAAATAGTATTTTGTTTTTCGCAAGCTCTAAAGTAAATTAGCATATAATATCCGATATAAAAACTAGTGCTAAAAGTTAAATAAAGCACTTTCTTAATATAAGAATATATAACTTACTCCTATAATGCAAGCTTAATTTTACTTTTTTTGCTTAAAGGGTTTTGGTTTAGGTTTTACTATAGGCAATTCTTTAGCTAAGTGTTCCATTCTAAGGCGCTGTTTTTTTGCTACTCTTAAAGTTCCTTGAACTTTTTCTTCTCTTTTTCTTTGGCCTTTACTTTTAAAGAACTCTCGTTCTTTAAGTTCCTGATAGAGACCTTCTCTGCTCAATTTTCTCATTAAAGCTTTATAACTTCTAAGAGCATCTCCACCATATTTTTTTGTGTTTACTTGCATACTATACCTGAATTCTTTACCCATTGTAAAATTTTTGTGAAATCGTGTTTTCCGTTTAGCGCATAACCAAACTTGTCATTTTTTATTAAAAAGAAACTAGGAGTACTAATGCTATCTAAATAGTTTTTAGCTTCTTCTACTGTAATAGCGTCTGCTTCATAACCAAGTTGTTTTAACTCGGTTACCTGTTTGTTTACGTATTTTTCCGTAACACTATTGTATACGCCTATTATTTTCATATTCCACCTCTAAAATAAATTATACACTAAAGCCTAGCAAAGTCAAAACAAAAATTAAATAGAATAATAATATACATATCCTAAAACGAATAAATTTAGAATATTGGTAGCTAAGCAGCATTAACTATAAAATTATTATTGATTATTGCTATTTTAAAGTCTATATTTAACTTAACAACCAATAAATATTGTTGTTATTAATTACAGATTTAGCAGAATAAGGTAACAAATGAAACTAACAGCTTTTGATATTGAATTTTTTGAAATTGCTTTACAGTTAAAAAATCAAATGTCTCAACCCATTATCGACTCTATTAAGAAAACTCTACTAAAATTAAATAATCCAACTTATTACTCTAAACATACTTGTAAACATCCTGCAAATAAGCATGGATATTACAATAATAAAACTATTAATCCAATTCTTATTTCTATTAACGAAATGCTTAATATTATTAAAGAAGATTCTTCTTTAGAGCATAAAAAAACTAAGCTTCAAGTTTCTTATTCTTGGGCCTTTAATAATTATCCTTATTTTTCTAGCTTAGTATAATATACACTTATATTTAAATTTATAAAAAATTCCTTTTGACTATTAGGTCTTATCTGCTATAATAGTATTATTAAGCATTACTATTATATCAGGAGATATTAATTGGAAGAGATTCAGTATATAAAAAGAGAAATAGACGATATATCTAAGAGACTTCAGTCTGCTGAATCAGCCATATTAGTTGCTGATGCTTTAAGAGCAGAAAGACATCAGTACATGATAGATAGATTTGAAAGATTAGAGCAAAGAATATCTACGTTAGAATCTAAAATAGCAAAAGATATGGAATTACTACTATCTAGAATCACTGAGTTACAAGATTTGGCTTCTCAAGGAAAAACAAGTTTAAAAACTCTATGGGTTTTAGGTGGGATGGTAGCAGGAGCATTAGCTTTATTAGCAGCATGGTTTAAGGGATAGTATGATTTCTAATAAATTAAGAGAGTATATTAAAGAGGTGCTATCTTCTAGGCCTTTAGACATATACTCAGAAGAAGAAGAAACTGTAAGCCATTCTGCATATGAATTATTAACTTCAAGAAAAGATGTTAGTTATATTAAAGATGAAGATGACTACTTTGATGAAGAAGGCAATGATTTAACAAAAACAATAGGCAGTGCTAATTTATTTGTAGCTGCTACTTTAGTATGTAAAGAATCAACTGATAAATATTATACATCAGACTTAACTGATGAAGAAAAAATTTCATTCGATAACGAATGGGAGAATTTCTTGCAAAGTCTAATAGACGAAAGATTTATGCGAGAAATAAAACTAGTAGCTCAAAGTAAAATTAAGCTAATAGTTAATAACGAGTGAGCTGCCTTTTAGGGGCTCAAAAATTCTTGCTTGTGAAAAGGAGAAAAAATATGACAGGCGTACAACAACTATTCCCCAGAGCATCGTTTGTGGGATTCGATCATCTACTAAATGAATTGGATAGCGCAGTTCGACATGCGAACGACCACTATCCCCCACACAATATTATAAGAACAGGCGAAAGCGATTATTTAATCGAGCTTGCAGTAGCCGGATTCCCAGCTGATGCGCTAACAATAGAAGTTAAAGATCGCACATTAACAATTACTGGCGATTTTGATACTAATAAGCGTGAATATATTCATCGTGGTATATCTACGAAGAAATTTAAACGTACTTTTAGGCTGTCTGAACATGTAAAAGTACACGGAGCAGATCTTAAAGATGGAGTATTGTCAGTTGAACTGAAATATGTAGTCCCAGAAGAAATGCGTTCTCGTCTTATCCCAATTGGAAAAAACGAGGAGATCTTAAATGACACACATAGCACTAACACTAAGCAACTATCTACACAGTCCAATCGCAGAATTGATTAAAATGATTCGCGCGCTATTTTCTAAAACTGTAAATGTTTTAGATGAAAGTAGCGAAGAATATATTAAACGCAGAGACATTAAAGTTACTATTAAACAATTAGAAGCTTTAAGCGATGAAGAACTAAGAGATGTAGGTATTTGTAGAGGCGATATCGAAGATATAGCTCATGGTAGAGTTGATCGTCGATGGTAAACGGGTAGTTACGTAATAAACTCGTGAGGGCCTACGGTTAGCCCTCAACCAATCACACACAACACAGGAGATAGAAAATGTCACACATTCCATATTATGGACAACCGGAATTTGTACCTACTCCCTGCGGTAACATCAAAAGGAGTAAGGATATGATTACTAATTACAAACAAATGCTAGAGCACAATAAGAAGTTTTGGGATTCTTTTATAGATCTAAAAACTGTAGGTTGGAACTCTTACAGCAAAGCTTTCAATGCTTATACTATGAACTTTTTTAAAGATCAAATAGCTACTATGGACGAAGCAGTAGAAAAGTCAGCTAAACTTATGAAAGGCAATACCAATGGCAAATAAGAATCCCTTTGAAATTCGTGCAGAGATCCTTCAGCTTGCAAAAGACTATATGGATCAGAGCTATCATATGAATATGACTTTCATGCAAAAAGCTATGGATGAAGGTAGAAAAACTTTTGAAGAGTATCAAGAAGCTGTAAAGATGTACTCTACTGAAGATCTTATGAGTAAAGCAAAAGAAATGTATTCTTTTGTGTCTACAAAAGATTAATTATGAGCTTGTATATATAAATTATAGTAAACCAAGGAGCGTATAATAACCTCCTTGGTTTTTAAATTTTTTAATTGCCAAATCTAGGACAATATGTTAACATATAATCAGTGTAAAGAAATAAAAAATATAGATAGCGAATCTGGTAGAGTATACAATACGCCTACTGGAACTTATCCTAGTATTACAACAGTTTTAGGTGCTACTGCTAATAAAGCATGGTTACAAAAATGGATTGAATCTGTAGGACAAGAAGAAGCCGATAGAATTAAAAATGCAGCTGCTGAGCGTGGGACAATACTTCACAACTATTTAGAACGTTTTTACGAAGAGTATGATAGCCCCACAAAAGAGCAAGCACGTAGTTTTATCCAATCTTCTGGTCTAACAGAAGAAAAACCATTTATTAAGACTATGACAGTAGAGCTAATGAAGCATTTACTAGTTAATAATTTTCGTTCAGTTTCTCAAGAATTTGTAGTTTGGGATGATGAACTTAAAGTTGCTGGAAGATGTGATGGTGTAGGATACTGGAATGATAGCCTAGTGGTTATCGATTATAAAACGTCTAGAAAAAAGAAATCAGTTTCTCAAATTAAAGACTATTATTTGCAAGCTACATTTTATTGTAACGCGCACAATAAACAATTTAATTCTTCTGTAAATCGTTTTATAATACTAATGGCAGTAGAAGATGGAAGCTCCCAAGTATTTACAGGTAGTCCTTCAGTATATGCACCTGAACTTAAATTCAGAGTAAAGAAATTTTATGACGAAAAAACCCTACTCTGAAGTACTAGAAACACATTTTGGTAAGATTTTGATTCTTACTGCAGATGTTAATCAAGGTTTGTATTATAAAAAACATAAAAAACATATAGATCAAAAACATATAGATAGATTAGTATCTATAGTAAAAAATATAGATAATCCAGTTATAGTAGATGTAGGTGCTAATTTAGGTTGGTTTTCTTTTGAATTAAGAAATGCTAATCCATCTGCAACTGTTTTTGCCTTTGAACCGCAAAAAACGTTATATAATATGATATGTGATTCTATTGTTTTAAATTCTTTTAATAATGTATATGTATCTCATACAGCTATAGGGGATATTAATTCGAGTATAAAAGTACCGATATTTAATTATTCGTTAACTTCAAATTTCGGCGGGGTTGAGCTTGAGCATAGAGGATCTAATAAAGAATATATCGGACAACGTGCTATTAAGTTTGAATCAGTAAATTTACGTACTTTAGATTACTTTACTTTTTCTAAACTAGACTTGTTGAAAATTGATGTTGAAGGAATGGAAGAAAAAGTATTGCTTGGAGCTACTGAAACTATAAAAAGATGTAAACCAGTAATATTCATTGAGTTTTTAAAATCAGACTCTAAGAAACTTAAAAAACAAATAGAAGAACTAGGTTATGAAATTAAAGAAATATTAACCGAAAACTTTTTATGTTTTCCAATAGATAGGTAATTAATGACCAGAAAAAAGAGCAGTAACGTTAGCAGAGTAGAGCCTAAGAATCACTTACAAAAAGACTTTATTAATGCTGTAACAAATAAAAACGTAGTTTTTGCAACAGGATCAGCAGGATCAGGAAAAACATTTTTAGCAGCAGCAAAAGCTTTAGAATACTTAGATTTTGCATTTGTAGATAGAATAATTATTGTTAGGCCGGTAGTAGCTACAGAACAGATAGGCTTCTTACCAGGTGATATGAAAGAAAAGCTTGACCCATATTTATTACCACTAATGGATGCTTTTATTTCTTTATCAAATCCAAAAAGAATACAAGATTTAACTCAAACTGGTGAGATAGAAATAGCTCCTTTAGCCTTTATGCGTGGTAGAACTTTTTCAGATGCTTTTATAATCTTAGACGAAGCACAGAATACTACTATCGATCAAATGAGAATGTTTCTAACTAGGTTTGGTGAAAATGTTAAGGTTGTTATAACTGGAGACTTAAGTCAAAGTGATATTCCAGGAGAAAACGGTTTATCTTGGGCACTTAAAGTATTAGAAAACTGTGATGAAATTGCTAAGATTAAGTACTCTAACGATCATGTTGTTAGGAGCGGATTAGTTAAAACCCTATTGAAATTTATAGAGCTTCACGATGATAAAAGTAAGAAGATTGCCAAAAGAAACATTTCAGAATTTACTAGACCAGCCGTTGTCGGAGAAGGATAAGGCAGTAGTAATGAGTTTATATAAGGCTCAAAAAGAATACCCACTTCTTACATATGGAAAATATTTATTGTTTTGGTCTATACACAATAAGTATATAACGCAGAAGTGAGTTAGGAGAAACTATATGCCTCTTAAGTCAGGCTCTTCGCAGAAAACAATATCTGCTAATATTAAAGAATTAATGAAAAAACCAGGTAAAACTCGTTCTAAAGGCGTAAAAGCACTAGCAAAGAGTTCTGGATTAAGTTTAGATGAAGCTCAACGCAAACAAGCTGTTGCTATTGCTTTATCAAAAGCTGGAAAAACTAAAAAATAAGGAGATAGCGTATGAACGCTAAGACGCTAGAAACAGGCTCTGCTTATGCAAAATTCGATGTTGACGGTGATGGAGTAGTTACCGACGAAGAAATGATAAAAGCACAATCTATGATAGAAACTGAGAATAGGGATAGAAAAGAAGATCAACTAAGACAAATGGCATGGGTTGCAATGTTATCTATGGTTGGTTTTACTATAATGTTGTTTTTACCTTTTATAACTATTGATAGATTAGCAGCATTAGACAATATACTATCAATGTTTTACATAGCCCAAGCAGGAACTGTTGCAACCTTTTTTGGGGCTAGTGCTTATATGAGCAAATAAGGAGTTATTTTATGACAGAAGATAATGCGCACGAACAACTAATAAAGAAAGGCGATGAAATGGCATCTAAATTTGTATATATTTTTGCATGGTTTTGGTCTATAGTAAGCTCTATTTATTTCTTTGCAGTAACATTCTTACCAATACACGCTGCTGCGGAAGGCTTTGCTAATATCATTTTAGGATTTCTATTAGGTACTTGTGTATCGACTGTAATAGGGTATTTTTATGGTTCAAGCGGAAATGAAATAAATGGAAAAGGCAAAGGTAATTAATTATAATGTATAAGTTTATTTTAGCACTACTACTTATTATACCTACAGCAGCTTTTGCTGACTGGGTGCAGATGAGGGAATTTAGAGGAAATTTATGTTATGATGGAGATACTTGCTATGTAACAGTGCCCTCATTACCCGAAGAACTACAAAGTATGAGTATTAGAATTTTAGGTATTGACACTCCAGAAATTAGAGGTGAGTGCGAAACTGAAAAAGAACTAGCTAAAAAAGCTAGAGAATTAGCTAACTCTCTTTTTAAATCAGCTACAGTAATTGAATTTAAAGATATAGATTGGGATAAGTATGGCGGTCGTATATTAACTAATGTATACTTAGACGGACAGTTATACTCTGAAAAACTAATAGCTTCTGGATTAGCAAAGCCGTATTTCGGCGATAAAAAAGAATCTTGGTGTGAATAATTATTAACAAATTAAGTTAGGCATAAAATGGATGATATTAATAAATACTTTAGCATTAATAAATATGTTACTTTAGAAGGTGTATTATCTAAAGAACACTGTAAAAAGTTTTCTGATAGATTATTTCAATTAAAAAACGAAAATAAAACAACTATAGATGACCAATGCAATAAGTCAGATGCAATTTACGGGGATCCAGTATTAGAGTCTTTATTAGAATCTTTAAAACCTATACTTGAAAAAGCAACCGATAAATCATTAGCTCCTACCTATGCATATGCTAGAATATATAGACCTGGAGAGGTTTTAAAACCTCATATAGACAGACACGCTTGCGAATACAGTGCAACACTTACATTAGGTATGGACTCTAAAAATTGTTGGCCTATTTATGTTTGGGAAAATGGTGGAAAAATTAATGAAGTGCTTCTTGATGTTGGAGACTTAGTAGTATATAAAGGCTGTGAAGTAATTCATTGGAGAAATGCTTTTGCAGGACAATGGCAAACACAAGTATTTTTACATTATGTAGATGTAAATGGGCCATACTCTGATGAAGCAGAGAAAGAATCTGCTAGAAAACAATCTAAGGTAGAATAATAATGACTATAGCACCTGCGTTTCAATCTACAATTTTAACTAAAAAACCAAAAATAATAAAACCAAAAAAGGTGGAATCTAATGGTGGAAAAACCAAAAAGCCGAGTAAACGAAGCAGGTAATTATACTAAACCTACGCTACGAAAGAGATTATTTGAAAGCATTAAAGCTGGCTCAAAAGGCGGTTCTCCGGGTGAGTGGAGCGCAAGAAAAGCACAGTTGTTAGCTGTAGAATATAAAAAAGCCGGAGGAGGCTATAAAAACTAAGGAGAGTATTAATGGCTAAAAAACCTATGATGAAAGATAAAGAAGAAAAGATGAAAGGTAAAGAAGAAAAGATGCCTAGCAACGGTAATGGGCTTTCTGCTGGTCAGAAAAAATTACCTCCTGCGCTACAAGCAGCTATTCTTAAGAAGAAGAAAAAGTAATGGCACTAAAAGAGCCACAAGAGTCACTTAAAAAGTGGACTAAGCAAAAATGGGGATATTCTTCTGAAAAAGAAAGTGATAAACCTAAATCTGATAGAGGTAGATATTTACCAGAAAAAGCTTGGAAGTCTCTGAGCAGCGGTGAAAAAGCTGCAACCAATAGAGCCAAAAGACAAGGTTCTAAATCAGGAGAACAGTTTGTGGCTCAGCCTGAAAAAATAGCAAAAAAAGTAAGAAAGTTTCGTAAGTAATGGCTACCCAGTATCAGATTAAAGAAGCTAACAGATACTATTGGATAGTAAAGGGTATGTTAATACCTACTTCTTGGTCTGAAAAAGATGTAATAGAAATATATAATTCTTACATACAAAGAATTTGGCATAACCATGAAGCTACCTCTGTGCATAATATAGGGTTTGAAGCTGCTTGGAAAGCCAGAGAAGCTGAGGAAATTAATAATGGTAAAAGCAAAAGACGTTAAAAGGCTACCTAGTGGTAAAATAGAATATAGAGGTGAACAGTTTGAGGGCTTTAATAAGCCTAAACGTAATACTTCTGGTTCCAAACACAAACAAGTAGTTTTAGCAAAAAAAGGTGATGAAGCTAAATTAGTTAGATTTGGTCACAAAGATTACGGGCATAATTATAGTACAGAAGCTAGAAGCAATTACTTGGATAGAAGTGCAGGTATTAGGGACGCTAGTGGCAATCTTACTAAAGATGATAAGTTTAGTGCTAATTACTGGGCTAGAAAAAAATTATGGGCAGGAGCTGGCGGGTCTGTAGCTAGACCTAAACCCGGTGGTCCTAGAAAGAAATAAGGAGTAAGAAATGAGTTATGAAGGAAAAATGGCAAGAAATAGTCTTAGAAAAGCAATAGCTTATTCTACTGAACTGCTATCTATGATAAGTGCTACAGATGAATTAGAGCCTTGGATACAAGCAAAAATTAATGATATGGATCATTATATAGAAGCTGTGTATGGTTATTATAAGTTCGGTGAAGATATGGATGAACCTGTTGAGTCAATTAAAGAATATGAAAATCAGACTTATGCAGATTCTGATGGTCAAATTACTGTAGGAGACTACAAAACTAAGCATTTTGATATTTGCCCTTCTGCTCAAAAACTTTATTCCACTATTAAAGATAAAACAGTTATGATTCATTTAATTGTAGAAACAATGATGCTACAAGACTTATTGTTTAGACTTGAAAAACAAGCTATAGCTCAAGGTTCCATTGATGAAGACGACTTAGAAAAAGCTGAAGAATTTGCAGAACTTATTATGAATAACGCAGAGCAGATGAATCTTTTAGAAGAGCATTCTTATATAGAAGACGTACATTTAGCTAAATTTAAAGAACTAGCTGGAGTTTCTAATTCCGAAGAAAATGAAGAGTTAGAAGATGAAATGTCTGAAGACTATATGGAAATGGCCCAAAACTCACTATTCGTAACAATAAAACACGAAGTAAATTAATTTTATTATTGCAATAACGTTCATAAGCTGATATAAATTAGTTATCACACCTAACAACAGGAATAATTATGAACGAATACTTTAATGTTGGCTCTACTGACTGGAGAATTTCTCAATGCTGTCAGTTTATTGATAAACAAAAAGCCAAACGCTATAACTTTGGAACTACCACTAAAACTTACGCATTGAAAGATGGGGGTAAGCAAAAAGTGCAATCTAAAGCGTTAGAGAATTGCAATAAACTAGTAGATATTCTAGAAACCTGGTTCCCTACTAGACCCATTAATCTTCGTAGTTTCAGGATCTCTTCTGAAATGTTTCCGTGCTATACACTAGATTTTACTCATGATTGGTATTCAGAAATCTGGGGCGATATTTCTAGAGTCTTAGCTAAAGCTGGAGAAGCTGCTAAAAAGCATAATGTCAGACTTAGCGTTCATCCCGGCCAATATACGGTATTAGGCTCTAACAATGAAGAAGTTGTCAAGAGTTCTATTAAAGATCTAGAGTATCATGCGTTATATGGTATTCTAATGAATATTCCTGCCGAAGAATTTGTTATGAATATTCATTTACAAGGTTTGTACGGTGGTAAACACGAAGATGGTATTAAACGTTTCGCATCGAACTTTCACTACTTATCCGATTACGCGCAAAAGTGTCTTGCAGTCGAAAACGAAGATAAGCCCAACGGATACGACATTGAACACACAGTTGAACTTGCGCAGAGAATTCCTGTACGATGCACTCTCGACACGCATCACTATGCCTGCCACCGAATGGTACAAACTGAGAAAGTAAAAAATTCTGTAGGCGCAGTTGTTAATAAAAAGATTAGAGACGTAAAACATATAACAGCTAACGATTCTTTATTTAAAGAAGCTGTAAAAACTTGGAAGAATAATAGGCCGCTATTTCATACTAGCCATCCTTTTGAAGAATCAAATGAAGATTATTGGATGAAGCCTAACGCTCATGCAGAGTTTTTGTGGGATGAAGAACTTTTAGCACTAACAGTACCAATGCTTCAGTTTGCTGACTTCGATATTGAAGCAAAAAACAAAGAAGAATCTGTTGATGCGTTTTACAAATATATTAAAGACGAAGAAACATATGCAGGTGAACAAATTACTTGCAGTTCTTTATAGGAGAATTACTAATGGATTATACTCCAGTAAGAGTAGATAAAAATACAGGTAATGTATGGAAGTGGCAAAGAAATTTTGATGAAGCAGTAGCTGTAGTTCCAGAACATTTATGGAAACATAAAGATGATTGGTCAGAAGAAGAAATTTTTGCACTATTTGATGGTACTTCTATAGAAGTCCAGGTTAAAGCGTCTGAGTCAGAATACACGCCGTCAGAAGATGATGATGAGAATTTTAACCCTAATATAGACGATGATACTGAAGAAACTTGGTTCCCCACTACACCAACTACTTAATGTAACCTAAAATGAATATATTTTTATTTGACGTAGATGGAACACTAACTCCAAGCAGAAGAAAAATAAACTCTATGTTTAGAGATTTCTTTTTAGATTTTTGCAATACTAACTACGTATGCTTAGTAACTGGTTCTGACTATTCTAAAACCCTAGAGCAATTAGATGCAGAAATACTTGATAAAGTAGAGTACGTATTTAATTGTTCTGGTAATGATGTCCGTAAAAAAGATAAAAACATATATACAAACTCTTGGACTATCTCGCAAGAAGCGCAAAATTGGTTAGAACAAGAGTTAGCTAAAAGTAGCTTTAGTATAAGATCAGGTAATCATTTAGAAACAAGACCGGGATCACTTAATTTTAGCGTTGTTGGACGTAATGCAAATGAGTTTCAACGACTAGAGTATGTTAAGTATGACGAAGTTGCTAAAGAGCGAGAAGATATTTCTAATAGATTTAACAATCTATTTCCTGACTTATACGCTTGTATAGGTGGCGAAACCGGAATTGATATTTTTGAAAAAGGCAATGATAAAAGCCAGATAGTAAAATACTTTTCTAAACAAGATAAGTTGTATTTTTTTGGTGATAAAATGAATCCTGGAGGCAATGATTATCCTTTAGGAAAAGTAATAACAGAATCTAAATTAGGTGATGTTTTTGCAGTTAACGACTGGAAACATACTTATAAAATTCTAAACATTCTTAGTAACGTAGTGAAAGTAATATAATGAGTAGTATAATACTTGCAGGATTTGGCTTTGTAGGAAAAGCCTATCATAATGCTTTTAAAAATCATCACAATATTAGTGTAGTAGATCCTAAACTAGACTCCCACACGGTTAAGGATTTTTTAGATTATGAAGGGATTATAGTGTGTGTTCCAACTCCTCAATCAGATGATGGAAGTTGTGATATGTCTTACGTATTTTCAGTTATAAAACAAGTACCTGAAGATATGCCTATTATGATAAAAAGTACTATTAGTTTAGAAGGTTGGGAAGAGCTATCTATTAGATTTCCAAATCATGCTATCACATTTAGTCCTGAGTTCTTAAGAGCTGCCACAGCTAATGAAGATGTGTTAGCTACTAAAAACATAATTGTAGCTGGCGGTAACGTAGACTTCTGGAAAAGAGTTTATAGCGCTGTTTTTCATAAAGCTTCAATTTATGAAACTTCAGTAGAAGAGGCAATACTAATTAAGTATTTTAGAAATTCTTTTCTAGCTACTAAGGTGTCTTACTTTAATCAAGTATTTGATTTTTGTAATGAACTTGGAGCTGATTTTAGTAAAGTAAGACTTGGAATTGCTTTAGACGATAGAATTGGTGATAGCCATACTTACGTGTCTTCATCTGACAGAGGTTTTGGTGGGTATTGTTTTCCAAAAGATACTGCCGCAATTCTATCAACGTCTGAATTATTTAATGTAGATTTAAGTGTGATTGAAGCCGCAGTAGAGTATAATAATAGGATAAGAAATGACTAATCATGTGTTTGTTCTTAGCTATTGCGGTGCTCAAGAATTTTTTGACTCTATAGATATATCTAAGTTTTCTAATACTAAGTTTTACTTTATAGACAATGGACAACAGCACTATTCTACTAATGACCTTGAATGTTTTATATACACTACATCTAAAAATTTAGGTTGTGCTGGTGGCTGGAATTTGATATGTGATATAGCTTTTGATAGTCTTAACCTAGAAAAAATCATAATAACTCAAGATGATGCTACCTTTACGGAAGAACAGTTAGAAGATGCACTAGCCGAAACAAATTCTAATTGTTTAACGGGAGTATATCAACCATATTTTGAGTTTAGCTGTTTTGCGCTACACAAAGATATATGGAAAACTGTTGGAAGATTTGATGAAAACTTTATATATGTATATAGTGAAGATGCAGATTATAAACAACGTTGTATATTAAGTAACATAATAGTAAGTTCACTTATGATTCCATCTAAAGATTCTAATAAAAGCTTAACTATTGCAAAAAACCCTGATATGAATAGAATCTTATATAACAGAGAGTATTTAAGATTTAAATGGGGGGATAGTATTCATCCTTCTCAACACGCCAGGAATGATATGCAAGCTCCTTTTGAGTACAAGCTACCATTTAAAGATCGTAGTATAGACTATATACCTATAAGTCCAAGAATACGTAAAATTTATTATGCAAATACTCCTAGCGAATTGATTTCTCAGTTTCCAAGTGAAGAAGAGTATGTTATATTTAATAGAAAGATAATAGAAAATGCAATTACTTAATGAACTGCCTAGAGAAGTACCTGTAAACGAGCTACAAGGTAGAAAATTTTTTAGAGACTTAATCAAGTGGTTTCCAGAAATAAGTTTATCAGACGATACTCCGCACGAAGATCAATATTGGGCTGCTTATACTATTGTTACTCCTAAGCTAGTTGATACAAATAACTTAAGTGATGAAAGTATTACTGTTAGTAGCTTTAGTGATAAAGACAAGCACTATATGGTATTATCTTTTAAAGATCAAGACTCAAATAATACAGATTTACCTATAAAATCTAGAACACTATTACAAAACATATTACAGCAATTAAGAGTGGAAAATGAATAATAAAAAAGAAAAAGAGCCAAAACAAATTACGGCAATTGATCCTGAAGATGTATCAAAAACAATTGACACAATAGTAAGCCTTATGGAAAGTATGGATGCTTCTAGAGAGTTAATTACCACAAAAATTAAACATCTTAGTGATACCTACGGCTTAAATAAGTCAGATGTTCGCACAGCTGCAACTATTTTAAAGAAGCAGAATGCAGACGAATTAGACGAAAAAACTAAGCGAGTTCAGGAGATTATTGATCTATGCCTATAGTTTTGTTTACTGGTGGTTTTGACCCTATTCACTCTGGACATATTAATGCAATGGAGCAAGCTAGTAATCTTGGTAAACTTATAGTAGCTCCTAACTCTGATGAATGGCTATCTAAAAAGAAAGGATCTTTTTTCCAGCCTTTAGAAGAGCGAGTAAACATTATTAGAAGTATTAAATATGTACATGATGTATTAACTAATTGGGATGATTCAAATGGAACAGCTTGCGGGGCAATTACTAAATTTCACGAGCTATATGAGCGCTCGGACGATCTTTTACTATTCGCAAATGGAGGCGATCGCACTCCTGACAATGTTAGTAATTTCGAAATAGAACATTGTATAGCTTTAGGTATCATGCCTATATTCAATGTTGGCGGAGCTAAGACACAAAGTAGTTCTACATTTCTTAATGATTGGATGAATAAAAAGTAATATGACTATTGCGTATTCTTATTATATATGATAATATTTAATATAACCCAAAGCTACTTAGTTAGTCTTTGGGTATATTTATTCTATAGGACGTGTGATGAACTCTAAAGAAAAAAATAGAACAGAAGTTCTTGCTTATAAATGGGTAAGCGCCTGTGAAGACGTAATTACTAGTTGGGCTGATTGCAAAGATTTTTCTCTTCATCACTGCGTATTAGATTGGTCTCCTAGACGACGAAGCAGTAGAGGTGGCTGGTATTCTAGCGGTCCTGGTATTAATATAGCTATGAACATTGCTACTAAGCCTAAAACTAATATTTATCGTATGTATGAATATCCTAGTTTTGATGAATCCCCTATTATTGGCGGATTTTATGCTGAAGATCCTGATCTTGTACTAGGTATGACTGTTTGCCATGAAATGGCACATGCGGTGCAGTTCTATAGAGTAGCAGCTTTAGGCCACCAACGAGGTAAGCCTCATGGACCTGACTTTAAAACTCCGTATGCTAATATTAGAGCTGCTATTTTTAATAAGCTACTTCCCAATCAAGTTACGGCTAAAAAGCAATATGAAGAGTTATTAAAAGATACAATCAAGCCTTATAAGATGGCTTCTACAAAAGAACTTAATCACTTGTTTGGAATTTAATTTATATGACAAATAGTTTTGGACTTATGGGTGTAAGCCTAGTTGTACTACATATTCTAGGTTATACTGATACTACAGGGCTAGTAATAGGTGGATCTATTATTTTGCTTGACTTATACTTAACTAGATTGTATTATAGAGATATACACAACATCAAAACACTTTTGATTTCGCTATTGCAATATCTAGAAGCTGATGATTACATTGAAGAATATGAAGAAGAGGAAGAGGATTCTCGTGGATTATAAATCATTAAAAACTATTGTTCTACATCACGATAAACTTTACTATGACGCAGGCAAGCCTGTTTTATCTGATGCAGAATATGATGGTTTGTATGACCAATTAGTAGAAATGGAAAAGCTGCAGGGATGGAAAGATCCTGACAGCCCTACTATACGTATTGCTTCTAGTGCAGGTAAAATTAAGCATCCTCACAAACTTTATTCACTTAAGAAAGTGTATGATAAGCTAGATATTGATAGCGAGTTTATTGTTGTAACTCCTAAGTTAGACGGAGTTAATCTATCTATTACTTATGCTAATAATAGTTTAGCTAATATGCTAACACGAGGTGATGGTGAATATGGCGAGAATGTCATTCACTTATCTAAAGTTATCAAAGGTATTCCGGCTAGTGTAACTGAGAATGTTACTTTTGTAGGCGAAGTTGTAACTGATAATGAAGATGTAGATAATTTCCGTAACTATGTTGCGGGAGCTCTCGGGCTTAAGAGTGCTAAAGATGCTCAAGATAGAAATCTACGATTCATTGTTCACGACGTGTATGGAGTTGAAAAAGACTATTTAGATAGAATTGCACTTGCTCGTTCTATGGGCTTTGCAACTGTAACAGATAGTGATTATACACAATATCCTCAAGATGGTATTGTGTATCGTGTTAACTCTTATCAAAAAGAAGTTAACATGGGTCACACTTCTAAGCATCCTAGATTTGCCGTAGCTTTAAAACAAAAAGAGCATTTTACCGCTGCAACTAATCTTAAAGATATTGCTTGGACTGCTGGTCGTAGTGGCGTTGTTACTCCTGTGGGTATTGTAGATCCTGTTGTGCTAGACGGTGCAACAGTATCTCGTGTTATTCTGCACAATTTAGATTTCGTTCTGGAGAACGATTTGCGGCCTGGGGACTCTATTCTCATTGAGCGTAGAATCACTCCTCAGTTTGTTAGAGTGTTGAAACATTCTAACTACGAACCGTTTAGTATTCAAGATGCCGAAAGAAGTGTAGGTTCTAAACTAAAGCGTATTGGCCCTAAGATTTATATGGATAAACAAGATGGCAAGCGTTTAGTAGAACACTTTGTCAAAACTATGGGCATTAAAGGATTGGGTCCGGCTTCTATTGAAAAACTAGATATTTCTCACCCTTCTGAACTTTACGATAAAGTTTATTGGGATGTGCTAGGTAGAAACGGGGAAAAGGTTAGAGACGAAGTCTCTAGACCAAAAGATTATCCTACAGTTTTAGCAGCACTAGGTATTCCTGGTGTTGGTAAGTCTACAGCTTTACTTATCACTAAACATCTTCCTAAATTCGATCAACTACATAAGATTGCTCAAACACCAATCAAAGGTATTGGACCTACTACTGTAGAAAATATTCTTAGCTGGCTTGAAGTTAATGAAGATTGGGTACAGAAACTGCCTTATGACTTAGAGACTGACACTGACACCTATAAGTCTGAGGATTTAGCAGATTATAAAAAAATCTGTATCACCGGCAAGTTAGATATGACTAAAGCTCAGCTTGCTGAACATCTTCAAAAATTTGGTTTCGAAGTGACAGACTCACTAACTAAAGATTGTTATGCCCTAATCACAGCTGGAGAAGAATCTATAAAAACAAAACAAGCGACAAAGCACGGTATTCCGATTTTTAACTATTGGAATAATCGTTCTTTGATCCTGAAGGGTATGTTCTAAATGACAGTAATAAATTTTCAAGAATATTTTGAAAAGCGTACAGCAGCAGTAGTAAAAGACAATGTTACTCAACGAATTCTAGAAGCATTTACAGATAGTTATATGTATAATCTAGTAGCTCACGATGTAAACATAAATAATGAGGATATTGCTTTTGATATTGCAACTATTCAGTTTTTAATGAGAGGTATGGCTCATCGCTCTCAAGGAGAATCTCACCCTAGCCAAATTCTTTTAGACAAGCTAAAGCATAGCGTTGTAGGATGAAAATGTATGTTAATAAAAATAACTTGTGGTACTCAAGAGGTTGCTAGCACAGTAGAAGCTTACTCAGAACAAGGCTTTGTACTAGAAAAGAAAACTAGTTTAGGGTTTGAAACTGATCTATGGTTTACTTGCCCTGATAGCTATAGCGGCTATCAAGCTATTTCAGACTATGGTGCACAAGGCTTTTTAGAATTTAGAGATGGTACGCTATCTCCTCTGTACGTAAGGCGATCTCACAACTTTGATGACTAACTTTTTATTTTTGAAAATTATACTTGCACACTGCTCAAACATGGGTTAATATATAAATATGTTTTAACGAGGGTACATAAATGACAGCCGCACAACAAAATTACACAGAAGAACAAACAGAACAACTACTTGAGCTATATCACAAACTAGGAACAGACAAAATTGAGGATATTGCAGATCAACTTGGCAAGCCGGTTAGATCTGTCCGCTCTAAGCTAGTTAGAGAGGGCGTATACGTCCCACCTCAAAAGCTTCCAGATCGCAAGAATGGGCCTTCCAAAAAAGAAATGCTTAACACTCTTCAAGAACTTGTAGGATTCGACACTACTGGATTTAACGGTTCAACCAAAGAAGCACTTACAACTCTAATTGTATACTTAAAAAATACTGATCCCTCTAGCTAAATAATATTTTGCGGTGAGGGGCCTGTTAAAGGTAATCAGGTAAACAAGAAAACCTTTTTAGGTGACTAAACTAACCTAGCACAAAACTAGTTTAGGAGATTTGGTCGCTCTCTGAGCCAAGTCCAACTTGTGCAGTTGGCATGACTAATAAAGGCGTAGCGATTTCTCACTACGCCTTTATTTTTCTCTTGCTGACATACTGTTTATATGCTATATTGTTTATAACAAATGAGGAATATAGCATGTATACCATCAAACAGCTTTCTAAAGAACGATTTGAGATTGCATCTTTCGACGACTATAAAGAGCCTACCGCTATTTACTATATTAATGCAAAACGTTGCTCATGCCCTGCTCGTAACCCTTGCAAGCATCAAAAGATTGTAAACGCTTTCAAGGAACTTGAACATGGGGCCTGGGGTTTTGAGTTTATTGGGACTGAGGTTCAGCCTTTCTCACTGAGGCTTATGGAGATTTAATTTGACTACCAAAGAATTAGACAGAGTATTGTTTGTAGCCTTCTTGTACGCATTAACTATACTGTTTATTGCTTTAAAACTCACTAGCTTTATAGCTTGGAACTGGTTGTTAATCTTAAGTCCTATTCTAGTTCCTGCAGCTATAGGTTTCGCAATTAACTTTGTTACAGGCTTTAAAAAAGCGTATAATAGTAAATAACAGAATTAGGTTCCGTAGCTCAGTTGGATAGAGCAACTGCCTTCTAAGCAGTGGGTCGAGGGTTCGAATCCTTCCGGGACCGCCAATATTGTCCTCGTAGGCCAATAGGTAGAGTCAGCAGACTTAAAATCTGCGTAGTGTCGGTTCGAGTCCGACCGGGGACACCAATAAATGGAGTAAGATATGAAAAAATGGCCTTCTAACTATTATGCTACAGAACAAGAGTGCAAGAATCCTTTTTACAAATCTGCTACTCCTAAAAAGGCACAAAAAGCAGGTATCTATGGCTGGAGATCTTTCAGTAAAGAAAGTTTAGTCAAACCTGAAAACAAATAATATATCCGGGTGTAGCTCAGTTTGGTAGAGCGCTTGCTTTGGGAGCAAGATGTCGTGGGTTCAAATCCTGCCACCCGGACCAATAACTAAAAACAAAATATAGCTTGACTATCGATGAGTTATATACTATTATATTAATATAGAATAGAGATTTTGTATGAGTAAGAAAAGTAGTATTGATTATTCTGAATTAAATGGGTTAATGACAGCACTATCCCGTGCTAATTTGGATTCTACTACTCCTTATGAAGTACTAGCATGGCTAAAAGCTAGAATAGAATATTTGACTAAGAAATAATGGAAGTGAGACTTGGTAGTCAGAGGAGTCTTATAAGCTCTTTGCGCCAGATTAGCGCCTTTGAGGTGGTTCGAATCCACCCACTTCTACCAATAATGCCCTAATAGCTCAGCTGGCCAGAGCAACCGCCTTGTAAGCGGTAGGTCCGCGGTTCGAATCCGTGTTGGGGCACCATAAACAATAAACTTTTAAGAGTAATTAATGGATTTTATTTTTGATATTGACAGCACTATAAGTAACGATAATCACCGTTCTCACTACTTAAATCAAGAGCGCAAAGATTGGGATAGTCACTATAAAGAGCTGGTTAATGATCCTACTATACCGCCCTCAGTAGCAGTTCTAGAAGCTCTGTACAATGATGGTCACAATATTATTTTGTGTACGGGTCGTCCAGAGCAATACAGAAACCTAACTGTACAATGGTTAGAGAAACATAATGTACCCGCACACGATTTATTCATGAGACAACCGCAAGACGGTTATGTAAAAAATGCGGAAGTCAAACGAATTATGATTGAAAGAATTAAAGAAAAAGGTTATAATCCAGTAGCCGTGTACGAAGATAACCCGTACTCCGTGGAAATGTGGCGATCCTTGGGTCTAGTAGTTTACCAAGTTATATAGCGCCTATTAAAGAGATTAGTAGTGAAATCAGTATTACAACCCATACTCGACAGTTATTTAAAAAGATTTGCTAAAGCTGTAATAGCACGCAACTCTAAAGAAGAACAAATTTGTTTAAGTATGCTATCAGTATTGAGTCCAGATCATTATGCAGCGGCTATAAGAGTAAAAAAGAGACACACAGGAAATAAATAATGTCTGATACTTTAGTTTTAAATGCCGATGGACTACCAGTTAGTGTAGTGCCTTTGAGCGCAGTGAGCTGGCGAGAAGCTATTCTATATATGTATCACGACAAATGTGATGTATTAGAATGGTATGATGATTGGGTTGTGCATTCAGCCAATTGGGAAACTCGTGTTCCTGCAGTTATTATGCTTAAAGATTATTTAAAGCGTAAAACGTCAGTTAGATTTTCTAGAAGTAATGTGTACTTACGAGATGAGTATAAGTGTTTATATTGTAATTCTCAACTAAGCAATAAAACTGCTACAATGGATCATGTGTTACCGCTATCTCTAGGTGGTAAAACAAATTGGACTAATATTGCTACTGCATGTGGTCCTTGTAATCATAAAAAAAGCAATAAAACAAAAATTAAACCAAGATATGCTCCTTATCAACCTAGCTATTTTGAATTAGTAGAAAAACGTAAGAAGTTACCTTTCTATGCTATAAAGCATGATAGTTGGAATAATTGGATATACTCAAATTAAAAATTAGCTTGCTAGTTTAATTGTTATTTGTTATTATAAATAGTATTGGTGAGGTGCCTGAGAGGCCGAAAGGAGCGGTTTGCTAAACCGTCGTACCAGTAAAATGGTACCCAGGGTTCGAATCCCTGTCTCACCGCCATTATTAGGATATAGTTTATGGCTCTTTTAGTAAAAGAACAAAAAGCATTGGCTCAACTAGAACAAGCTTTTAAGAATTATTATGCTATTATTGTAGGTGAAGATCCTGAAGATTTAGGTATTGAACCAACTAAAACGCCAGAAGAACGTATGTTATACTTAGCTTCCTGGTTAAATACAAGTTATTGAATAATGCGGAATTAGCTCAGTGGTAGAGCCCCTCGTTTACACCGAGATTGTCGGGAGTTCGAATCTCTCATTCCGCACCATAATACGCGGGTGTAGCTCAGTGGTAGAGCGTCTGCCTTCCAAGCAGAATGTCGAGGGTCCGATCCCCTTCACCCGCTCCAATTTACCGGTTTTCGGTTAAGTCCGGTCTACTACTGGCAAGCTGCTTGGCTCGATTAAGTTGCGGTATGAAAGTTAGCCCAAGGGTAAGATGTAGATAAAAACCGTATTAGTTTTATTCATCCTGTATCAGGATGATAAGATAGAGGACTTAGGCTGTTGTAAATCTATCTGATCGAGAATTAACTCGAAATTAGTAATAGTCTATCTTCACATTGGATGTCGGTGTGAAAAGAAATAAAATAGTTTCTGCGTAGCGGTGGCTATAGGGCATCCCGTATTTTAGGATCAGTTCAGCAACTAAAAAAGCTTGGATGTAGCAAAAAGATGATCCTGTATAAATCTGGTCCTAGAGCATGATGGCTATGCACGCGCCTCTAAAACGCTGAAATGCAGGTTCAATTCCTGTTAGGACCACCAACAAAAAGAGGGAGACTTACAAATGAAAGAGTTTCATTCGTAGATAAAAAAGCCACCTTAACCTTGATTACAGCTTAATTATAATTTATATTAACTTAATCAAGGAGAAAATAATGTCTATAGAACTAAAAATCAAATCAAAGCACCTTTCAGAAGAAGCTCGTATCATTCGTTTTGAAGAGCGCAAGCTACTCAAGCAGCATCAGTGGTCTCTCAGCAAATATAGAGAAGCTGGACACAACGACATATACCCACGCTGGCATGATAAAGCGTTTATTAGTTATAATTCGCTCAATCGCCATCGTCGTTGGGATGTTCGTAACGAGAATCGTGCTACCTTCCTTGCTCGTGCTTATCTCGCTGGCAAATCATATAAGTCTGTTGAGAATAAGTGCAATGATACATCTGTACTTCGTGCTCATATACTTCCTCGTGTTTGCGAGATGATAAACAAGTATGGACCTGCTGCTGATAAACTGAGCAAGAAGTGGAACAACGAGCGTAAGCGTTATGAGTACGACGCAGAACCTTGGAAGGCTCACTGCGAAAAAGTAAAGACTTGGATTGAAAGCTGATATATACTATTTGGATGGATACTGCAACCAAGCAAGTAAGGTAACTTACATGTTCATGCGGTTATGATAGTATCATCGAGGTCCACAGACCATCCAGTTATTAATTTGTGGATAGTACGTGATATGAGTCTAACCCACGTTACACTAGCGTGAAGTGATCCTTGGCTCCGGCTCTATGGATCGGTGTGACAGCTCGGAGAGACGAGCGCTTATGCGGGTATGGCGAAATTGGCAGACGCACTAGATTTAGGTTCTAGCGCCGCAAGGCGTGGGGGTTCAAGTCCCTCTACCCGCACCAACTATATTGAGGAATTATGTCACACAAAGAATGGCTTGAAGAGTTCTATAAAAACAGCGATCCGTGGGGTTACAAAGGTAATCCAGATGATGAATATAGAAAACAAGTGCTATTAAGCATTATAGAAGAATTTGGCCCTTTTGATAAAGCTCTAGATATAGGTTGTGGCGAAGGTTTTATAACTAAAGATATAGCAGCAAAAACTATACATGGTATTGAAATATCGGACTTAGCTGCATCTAGACTTCCCGCTAATGTACAAAGAGTGCTAAGTCCTGAAGGCAAATACGATTTAGTTATGACTACTGGCACTTTGTACAAAGAATACAACAGTAAGCAAATAATAGATTGGATTAATGAGTCAGCTAGCAAAATAGTTTTAGTAGCAGGAATCAAACAATGGTTCGTGCCTTTTAGCTTCGGTACGTTAGTGAAGACTGTTGAATTTAATTATCGAGATATTTTAGGACAACAGGTATTGGTATATGAAGTTAGCTCATAATATCGGAAATCATAAACATTCTAATTACCATACTAGAGAAGAAATTCTAGCTTGCACAGATGAAATAGGTTTTGATGGTATATACTTAAATGTATATGAAAATCAAGATGTGTTAGCCAACAAATCTGGTATTATGTTTATTATGGGTAATTATCTAGGTAAAGATAACTCATTTGATTTACAATATGTACCTGCTTTAGAACGTTACTGCACTCTAGAACAAGTTCAGGAGCTTTGCGAACTCTATAACTTTGAATTAGGTTGGCATACTTGGAGCCATCCCGACTTAACCCAAATATCTATTGCACAATTAGAGCAAGAACTAAAAGCTCCTTTTGATTGTAAATACTTTGCTTATCCATATGGCTCATTTAATGATACTGTTGTGCAAGCAGTAAAAGATGCAGGATACGAGCGTGCTTGGAGCGTTCATCAAGGAACTTGGGATGCTTCTACAAAAGACTGGCAGTATAAAATAAATAGGAGCTATATATCATGGATAAAATAGTAGAATACTTAGATAAAGGAGTTATATTAATTCCTAATGTTTTTACAAAAGAAGAATGCTTAAATATTAAAAAAGAAGCATATTCTATTGTAGACAAAGATATATCAGATTCTGGATATAATCATGCTCCTGCAGAGTACAAAAATAATAAAAGATCTTTAGTTTTCTTTCCAGCATTGTCTAATGAATATATAAATTCAATTAGAATTGATAGTAGATTGATTAAATTAGTTAAGCAATTTATAGGTAATGATGTAAAGCAAATTAATAATCAAATTTATTTTAGAGAATCGGGAGATGGAGATCAATTTGCTTGGCATAGAGATTCCATGTTTAGAGAATCTAATAATTTCAAAGATACAGTAGCAGAAGACTATTTTCAAACTATAATTGCTATAGATGACATAACAGAAGACAGCGGGGCAATAGAATTTATTGAAGGCTCTCATAAGTGGGATAATTTTTCTTCTCCCCCTAACTTAAGAGTATTTGAGAGAAACAATTTAACTGGCACTAAATATAAAGCTAAAGCTGGAGATGTACTAATTTGGTCTGTAAATATTGTTCATGGAAGCGAACAAAATACTTCTAATTCTAACAGAATGACTTATATGAATGGGTTTTGCAGAGCTAAGTCTGTAATAGGGTATCCTGATTATTTAGTAAATGGATCAATAGTACCCAAAATAAATATAGGTCAATTAGTATGATTACTGTAGTAGTAGCTTCTTATAAGTATGGACATTTAGCAGCCCACTGCATTGAGTCTATTTTAAGTCAGACTGTTCAACCAGCTCACATAATGTTTGTTGATGATGGTGTTGGCGATTGTACTCATTTGCCTAGCTTATACCCTGAAGTAGAGTATATTTTTAGAGATAAAAACTTAGGTACTGTAAGCAATTTTCAA